AGTCATCATCTCACACAACTCAGCAAAGCTCGTAATGTAATACGGGCTTCCTTCTGAACCGGCGCCTGTGCCACTGTAAGCTGCCATAAGTTATCCTATCAGTCCTGTTTTAGAGTTCCAACTCGTTGACGATATTTGATTTCCAACTGCATCTCTGACTAATATCATATATGTGCCGTGCGACTTCGCTAATTCAGCCGCCTGTCTTTGGGCATAATACTCATCTATTGGCCCGGGTAAATACAAACTTCCTAATGGGCCATCCGTGTAACTTGAACTCGATTGCCACTCACTGCTGTGGCCGATACCGCTGTAAGATGTTATCACGAATTTATACTGTACAGGAGAATCTTCGCTGTTTTCATCTAAGTCTGTGCAGGTGGCAGAAACCATCTTGACATACCATCTGTTGCCACTGCCATAAAGCGTTGGCACAGTTGACCACAGACCCCAAGCAGTCTCTGTGTATGTCGGAACAGAAGTATCCTCTGGTTCCGCCCACGTTGTCGCTTCTACTGTATCCGAATAATCTGATTCATTCTGGAATACAGACTTATCTCTTGCGTAGAATTTGTAACTATAAGCTGTTTCTTCGTCAAGTCCTGTGTCAACAAAAGTCCTACTATCCTGCCATCCGCTATCGTGTTCCGAGTCTGTTACATTGGCAAAATAGTATTCCACTGCTTTTGTATTACCCTGCCCGATTGCTTCTGTAGCAGTCATAGAAACTGCTGTCATACCAATAGCCGTCGGCTGGCCATCGCTATAAACTTTGTAGCTCTTGCCGGTTATGTTGTCTAACGCCCAGGCATCTGCAAGGACAATAACGGTATCGTTTGTCCTGCTGGCTATTTCGTACTCAATGTCGTTATAAACCAATACCCTGTCGTCTGCTACCCACGACGGCCACGTTGCGCCTGTCAGGGTTACGTTTTTGCTGGTTTTGACTATTGCTATCGTACCGAGTTCCCAACCGCCGGTATTATAATAATCCGCCGACCACGTTATCGGTTCAGGAGCGTCTAAAACGCCTGCAACAGTACCACCGCCAATCAAAGATGGTATCTGTACCGATACTAAACAATCAATCCGTTTGGTATCGCCACCAATCTGTTGAGAATACAGCTTCCTTAGTCCGGGTCGCTGTCCGCCTCTGGCTCTTTTTTCGAGAACATCATAGGCTCTGACATTCTGCAAATGCGGACTACTCAGCGCGGGCTGATCGTTGTAAGGCCAGTTTTCAGATAGACCGAGCAACGGAAACGATAACCTAATAGAATTAATACGTTTTGCCATTTTACAAACTCAGAGGGAGTCCAATTAAGGCTGTTCCCGACCACATAATTCGTCTGCCAAGCGTTAAAGCGTCTGTGGTTGCAGGTGAAGCGGCATCGTAAATCAGCATATCAAAATCACCTGCCGGCAAATCCGCGGGAATAGTTATCGGGATACCGTTAATGTACGTTTCTTCCGCTAATGCGATTGCTGTGTCGGCGTAAGTAGGTGTAGCTGCCAACGCTCCAGCGACATCATCCCACTGTTTCCCGTCCGCAACCCTAACATACCTGACAACCGGATTAGTCAACGCTAAGTAAATGATTAAGTGATACATGTCAACTCCTCAAATAGGTTATAGTTTTCTGTAAAATTTTAATATCTTCACCCAAAAGACCCAAAATCACATTGCACCTAAAACATAATAAGCCTCTAATTTTGCTGGTGTTATGACAGTGGTCAACACTCAAACGTCTAAGTCCATATTGATTTTTGGCCGTTTCTATTTTATTGCAAATCGCACAAACACCTTGTTGCTCTTGAAATAACTTGTCGTACTGTTCCAGGGTAATACCGTAATTTCTCACAAGGTGTGTATTTCTTCCTTTAGGGCCTTGAGCATAGTTTTTGGAATACGTTTTTTGACGGGTTTTTGCCCATTTTTCAAGCGTTCCTGCTACCCTTATCCTATACTTCTCAACCTGCTTATTTTTGCACTTTTTACAATAGGTATCAAAACCGTCTTTTCTGGCTTTATATCTATAAAAATATTCTGCTGTAGCAGGGAACTCTTTCTTGCATTTACTGCATATTTTTACAGACATTTTCTTTTAACTCCTTAAATACGTAATACTTCTCCGTAAATTGATTTATCGTTTTTACCGTAAATACTGTCATCGCCGTAAGTGTAGAGTGTTTTTGCCTGATATAACTGTGAAACTTCCGCCGCAGTTAAGGCTTTGTTGAAAATGATTACATTGTCAAGAGAACCGTCGAAATACAAAGGTTCAAGGTCCCTATATGCGCCAATAAGTACATCGTTCGTAGAAGTAAAATTGGCCATTGCTACCAGACCGGACGTGCCAGTCTCAACAAGAACGCCATTGACGTACAGTAAAATACGTGCAGTTATAGCGGATATTTTCTCGAAAACAACTGTTACCGCAGTCCACGACCCTACTCCGTCAGAAAACACAACTACACTATTAAGCGTTGCAATCGAACCAGTACCAACAATATAAGCACAATATAATTTTCCGGTAGTTAGTAACACAACACGAAAAAGATTATTAGCAGCTCTATAATTTGTAATAAGTGCCTGGCCGGCCGCTGGCTGACCATCGTCAGGCTTACACCATAAGTTAATACTAAAACTGTCCCTAAACGTACTCTGGAACGGCTGGTTACAGGTAATGTAGTCAAGACTGCCGTTAAACGTCAGGGCGCCGCCTATCCTGCCGTCAGTGTGCAAAACAGACGTGTTCTGCTGTGCAGTACCATTCGTACCCTTTTCGTCCACTACGACCTTACTGGCGGCATTATCATCGAACTTAAAATGAGCAACTTTATTAGCGTCTAAGTCATACATATTCCACTCCTGTGCGAATATAGCAAAGTCTTCAAAGTCAACATAACCATCTCCATTCAGGTCTGCTCTTAGCTGTCCAAAGCAGGCACTTGCCAACAAGGCACAAATCAAAATACTCGTTTTCATAATCATTTCCTCTATTAGTCTGTTGCATAATAGTTTTTGTGTCCTTTCTATAAAAGCCTGCCGCCCTCTCAAGCGACAGGCCGGAGGGAAGAAGAAGTTTATATACTTCCGTTATAAGTTACTATTGTATTGTCGCGGTTACGCTGCCTGTCATCGCCGTCCCTGTGTTTTGTGTCCGACGAATCCCCGCAGTAGCCGAAGTAATTTATTGAATTGAATTGCTTGTCAATGGCAATACTGGCCGTGAGCCGTTCATCGAATAATTCCTTTTTCGTACCCCTCGAATCGTTTTCCTGTTCGTCCGCAACAGCAAGGCAGGCCGCTAATATCGTCTCGGCGTGTGATGCTCCGCCATAGGGATAAGTCAAAGTGGTATCGACAAGCATCTGCGGAAGTATTCGCTTCACATAACTCAACGTGTAAACTATATCTGGAACAGGATAAAACATAATCTCAAATCGCTGTCCGACCGTTGTTGTTTCGTGTATTTTCGGCCTGACAGCAGCAAAATACGGGTTTGATGAGATATAGCCTGTCTGTCGCAAATGCCTTATTCTGCCTTCGCCAACGATAACTATTTTCGGCTTATAGTTCGTTGTCTCGATAACCATATTGCTCTCTATCATACCACCGAAGTCATCCGGCAGGTCATAATTACCGTTGTGTCTCAAGGTGTATTCTGCTGCTGTTTCGGTGTCCTCAGTCCACGCAGAAGCCAGCTCTATCTCGTTGTCGTCCGTCCTTGAGTCTATGACATACTCTGTACCGTCAACTATAAGTTCGCCGTGAGTTTCAGCCCAGGACGGCCATACACCTGTCGTGAGTGTTACTGTCGTGCCATCTTCCTCAACAGCGATAGTACCTGTATCATACGGAGCAATGGTGTCTATTGTGGTTACAGGTTTCAGGAACGACCACTGATAAGCAGGTTCATTGCCAAATCTCGGCGGAAAGTAAAACTGTCGCAGTCCCCGCTTGATTATCATATCAAGAACAGTTTCATCGTGAGTTGACCACGAACCCTCAGTCAGCGACAGTCCCAAAAAATGAGCTATCGCTAACCGCAGGTCGTCATATGTTACAGCCAAAGTCGATTCCGTCATCATATCACCTCTATATTATCCCCTGTTGCTTCTACTATAACATCATCCTCTGTCAGGATAGTGTAAGTTACCACTTCGTCTTTTTCTGTGTGTCCGCTGACTTTGCCGGTGAGACATTTACCGTTACTGGTAAACGCTTTGACGCTCTGGCCGTTCTTAATGATTTTGCTGCTATCAGAAGTCTTTTCAAGCCTCTCTGTATCCTCTTTGTTAAAAGTATGCGGGTCGCCATCATTAAACTTCAGCGTCTCAAGGTTCAGGCCGCAGTCCATAGCTATCCGCAACAAATCACAGGACGTGAGGCGGCCATCTATCTTGTCGAGTGGCCTTTTAACAGCAAAATACCGCTTCACAAGGAACTCCGGCAACTCATTCAGCCCCAACATAGTACGGAGCGTACTGTTATGCTGCGTATTCACTTTGTCTCTCAAGTCATTCAATTCTTCTGGGGTCATAATACTTCCTTTCGGTTAGGGGTTGCCAAAATAGCCCCTGCCCGAAGACAGGGGCGTTAAGTCTTAATGCCTGTTGCAGCAAACACAGCCTGTTTCCGGCATTATGCTGCCGCACCTCTTGCATACCAAAGGCGGTGGTTCAGGCTTGAACACTGCCTTTGTTTCTTTCTTAACTTTCTTGTCTTTCTTAAAAGCCATAAATCACTTCCTTTCTATTGTTAGTCTGATTCCAATATATAAGGAACTTGGTCTGTTTCGTCCTTACCAGTGATAAGGTTGTCAGCAGCCATACCAAGTACGAAGTCATAACCAGCGGTTACGGTTGTCGTATCGACATTTGTAATCATCCTGTTTCCAATAACAGCCAAACTCAAGAAAGCTGTATCGGACTCAGAATCAATACCTATTCCGACCGTATGGAAAATATTGTCGATAGCAAAACAGTTTACCGCCTGACTCGTTGTGCAATTGAAGTCAAGGCCAATAGCCCCGCTGTGAATCCGGCAATTCTGCAATAAGAAGTTAGTAACACTGCCAGCGTTTATCTGAATAGCAGCCGTTGAGAAACCTACAGCAGACGTATTCGGGTCAAACCTGCAATCGATGATGTTCATATCATGCGCCTGTACCGCTCTCAGGCCAATGGTCGCAGCATTTGAAGCCGTGAATACGCAGTTGTGGAACGAAATGCCGTTCTGATCAACTGGAATGTCCACGGTGATACCACCGCCTGTGCCATAAAACTCAATGTTGTGGAATGTGCAGCCGAGGTATCCGTCTGTCGTGTAGGCTTCCAGTACATGTTTCCCTTCAATTCGAGTCCGAGGATGTTGGTTTGTCGTACCAACGCCGATAACGTCTGTCTTTTCCGCAAACTTCGTCAGGTCTTCCTTAATGGAATCGCCAACGACGTAAATCCTGTTCCGTCCCGCCCATGTCCTGTTCGCTGGAGAACTGATTTGAGCGTGGCTGGCAGCCAAGCCTGTTGCCAGATACTTGTACGCTGTAGCCCGCGTTGTGCCATCACCGCTGTCGTCAGACTTGTTACCATCTACAAAGTAGATTTCGCCTGATACTTCAGGTCGGTACAAAGCATCCAGTTCCGACCGCAGAAGACCCAGACCTTCGTTTGTAATAAGTTTTCTTGTTCTTGCTATATTCATTTTATACATCCTTTCCTTTTATATTTAGACTGCGAAAGCGACGCAGCTTTAAGGGAAGATGAAAGCCTTGCCCCGGAGGGCAAAGCTAACATCAAACCCAGAACCGATTATTTTAAGCTGGCACTACATCAGTACCGGAAACGCCAGTAAGTTGCCAAGCTCCATACGTTGTTCCCGCCGGCCCAAACTGGTGCCACACCATTGTGAACCATTCACCAGCCGTTTCAAACTCCACAGTCGCTAACGTACTTGTCGCTATGGTCCCACTGGAAAGAGTAACTCCGCTGGCTATGTTAGGCTTAAATTGTGCTGTTCCCAACGAGCCAAGCATATAGAAGCCTCTCCGTGCGCCGTCGATGGTACTGTCTGGGATGACCGCATCGACATCGGCGGCTACTGCTAACCCGCCAAGCACAATACCAAATCCTTCTGCAAGGATAGGTTCTGTTGCCGCCGCTGTTTCAGGCAGGAAATAGTCAACAAGACCAGATTCCTCGCCATCACAAAGATAAGCCAGCCTGAGCAAGCCTTTCTTCCTGAGAGTGCCTGTCAAAGCTCCGTCGCCGGTATCGCCTAATACAGTGAAGACTGTAGCCGCAGTTGCCTGAAGTACAGGATAGACACCGGACGGACACCGTTCTGCCGTCGAAGTAGCCGCATCTGCACCACCCCAAACGACGAACTCATAGTCGTTTACGTCAAGGTCGCCAGAGACCCATCCCATATAGGTTCCGGGCGTTCCGGTTGAAGACGTGATGGTTGTGATACCTGTGCTGGAAGCATAAACCGAGGTGCTAACGCCGGTGATTTCCTGCATAGGCATATCACCTTCGTCTGCAACAGCAAGAGTTGTCAGCGGAATCGCTGAACCCTTGCCCCTGAAACCACCATATCCGAAGATACCGTTTATCAGGGTAGTGTCGCCGCTGTCATCTTCGCCGACCGCACAAGTCAACAGGCCGGTATTGATTACCGACGTTGCCGCCTGTGCAATCATCGCACACGCACCCGGCAATGCCAGTTGAACCTTCCTGACCAGTCCGTTCGGATTTGCAGCGTAGTTCTGCGTGAGAACGCCCGCAAAAGCCATATTGTTTGAAGAAGAAGGTATCTGGATTTCCTTCAAACCCCTTGTGCCGAAACTATCCGTCGCTGTTTCTTTTGTAGTGGTTGTCGCGTAGTCCAAATTGTAGCACATACCAAACCCTTTTTTAAGGGCAGCAGTGCCGCGATAGATAAACTCCGCTTTCTTCATATACGCTTGCTTCATATAATTCGTCAAATTTACTATGTCAGCCATTTTAAGCTCACTTTCTTCGGGTAATTTCCCGAATTAAAAAATTTACTTACTGATTACGAAATTGTTGCGTCTGTTGGTACAGATAGACTGATACCTGTGGTACAGGACAGCTTTGAAGACACGACTCTGGTTAGGAGCTACACGGAAGTCGCCTAAGTCCATATTGCTGCCCTTTTTCACCAGCATATTGAACGTACTCATATCAAGACCATAAACAGGGTCGCTGGTATCGTCGTTGAGAAGTTCCGCATACACAAAAGGATTGCTCTTGAACAGCACATTACCATCGCCGTCAGACCTCAAACCCCATTTACCCGCACCCGCGACCTTTGGAGCTACATCGTTGCCGAGATTCTCATTCTGGTCTGCTGCGATAGTCTCTAATCCTTCAAGTGTGTCTTCGTTGCACAGATAGACTCGCTTTCGAGGCATTGCATCACCTTTGAAACCGGCATCTTTACGAGGAGCTTTGAATTTAGTCCTTCTATGCGCCCGTTTCATCTTCAAAATGAGGTCTGCTTTACTGATAGCCGTGTACTGGTCGGTGTAGTTCCTGAAGTTAGGAACTTCCGTCAGATTGATATTACCAATCTTGCTAAAACCGGAAGGATAACCGCCGTTGAAACCAGTCGTTGAGTTCTTGACAATCCAATACTTCAGACCCCACGGAGTCAAAGAGTCAGAGGCATCCGGTGTGTCAAAGAAAACCTCTTCCATCGTCTCTGCCACACGAAGATACATTGCCCTTCGCCGTGGCTTGAAAATGTTATTGATTCTTTCGTCGCCTCTGTTGTCTTCGATTTCGCCTTGACTATGGGCGACACCGTCTGTCAACAGTGTGAAGTCAACTTTCATTCGTTTCAAGAGGTCAATGACGTTGACGGTATCTTCGTCATACTCGCCGATGAACTTAGAACGACCGCCGTGTTGTATCATCAGCGTTTTTTCAAGTCCAACGCCACCGCTTACCATTTGCACACCGCCTTGCACTTTCATAAGGTACGGCATAGCAATATACTCTGTTAATTCCTGAGATATGTCGATGACCTCATTCTTCTTCAAAGAAGCATAGTTTGCTGTCAGCATATCTTCAATGTCTTTTGTATGAATACTCATTACAACCTACTTTCTGACGGCTTAATCTTCGTCCATCTTTCTATCGAACTCTGCGTTCGACTTCGCAATGGCCGCTGCCGCCGATACTGCCGAAACCTTTTTGGAACCCTTACCAATAACCTGACCTGCTCTTTCGGCCAGTTTCTTAGCGGTTTCCTTATCGGTTTCCGACTTGTTTACAATGTTTTTATGTAAATACGATACAGCTTGGTTAAAGAGTTTGTTTCTTGAAGGCACTGGTTTTCCGAGCTTCTGATACGTCATAGCAATAAGGCCAATCCTTTTACTGAGCTTCGCTCTGTTCTCAAACTGGACAGAGGCAGGCTCAATATCTTCGATTTCACCTTCGCCGAGAGCTTCCTTGAAATCTTCGCCGAGAGAATTAATTTTATTATCAAGCCAGTCCGTGTGTCTTTGCGAACTCTGCTGTGTGATAACAGTTCTCAGTTCGACGTTTTCTTTTTCAACAGCTTTGCTATCGTCCTGCGCCTTCTGACCCTGCTTATTCAACTGCTTAATAAGACCCTCGTCATAATCTTCAGGGTCTAATCCGCAGTCGTAAGGTTTGTCATCGGCTACGACTTTTTTCTCAGCTTTAGCTTTCGCCTCCGCTTTGGCCGTTGCTTTGGCCGTTGCTTCAGCCGTTGCTTCAGCCGTTGCTTTCGTATCAGATTCGGCAAGTATTTGTTCTTCAACAATCTTTGCCTCAGCTTCAATCTCTTTTTCTTCTGCTGTTTGTTCAACTGCTTTTTTTTCGCCGGTATCTTTTTTCGCAGCTTTTTCTTCGGCTTTCTTTTCTTCTGCTGTTTGTTCAGCAGGCTTCTCTTTGGCTGCTAATTCTTCGGCAGCTTTTTCCTCTGGAGTTTTTTCATCAGAGGTTTTATCATCGTCAACAGCGGTATCATCATCACTGTCCATTTTTTCATCAAACTTTTTGTTAGCGTCAATAACTTCCTGTGGAATCTCTGGCTTGGTTTCTTCCTCACCTTTTTTGATAGCGGAATCCAAAGCCTCCACGTCGTCAGTTTTCTTTTCTTCAGGTTTTTCGATTTCTTTTGCCATTTTCAATTCTCCGGTCTTGGGTTAATTGTTTTTATTATCCTATCAATCTTAATTGTCCGCCACCACCTGCATTTTTGCTTATATTGCAACGCAAGTGAGCAGCTTGTATATTTATCGGAGCATCGGCCCCGCCTTTAATCAACGGAACGATATGGTCAATGCTCTTTGACCGCGGATGAGGCCATTTTAGACGCTTATTTATCTTCTGACCGCAAATCTGACATATCCACCCATCACGTTCAAAAATGTAGGTGTCGGTGTAGGGCTGATGTCCATTGCCGAGCTTAAAGGCTTTGCGTTTTCGGTCATAAGCTGCCATCTGTTCTGGATTTGCAAGCCGATACGCTTTCCGATACGCTATTCTGTCTCTATGTTGTCGTATCTTTTCGTAAGCTTTCATGTAAGCTTTCATGTACGCCTTTTGTTTTTCTTTATCTTTATACGGCATCATTTTCCTTATCTTTAGGCAGGTGTCGGATCAGAGTGGGTTATTATACGATTGTACTTATAGCCTTTTTGCGTTTCTTTAATTCTGCAATAGCCAGTTTATATAACTTTTTGTCTTTCAGCTTCATCGTCTCTGCTTTAATTAAAGTGTCCGCCGCACTTTCAATGTCCCACACATCATACCCATCAATCTTTTTACTTGCCATTGTTGTTACCTCCTGTATAGCCATTATTTATTATTAATCTGGAACTGGGTCCGAATAAGAAGCGTTTCTGTCGTGAACTTTATGCGCTCTGCAATACTTCCTGCGATGCGTCGCGTCTCGCATTACAGGGTCGCCTTCGCCGTTATATTCTGTCGGCACGCCCATTTCCTTATCAAACGCCATTCTATGCTGTATTTCTTCTGGGTGTACGCCTAATGCAGTCGAAGCATACGGCCATATATCGCCAAATAGCTGTTTACCGTAATCGGCCTTGTAATCACGTAGCATAACGAACGCGTCAACTTCGCACAGAACAGGCACTTCCGATTCGCTCATCGGCCTAACAACTACTTGCCTGTTTCCGCACGCAGGGCATTTATAACTGTATTGAGGGATAGTTATTTCCTCCGTCCACGTCCAGTTTTTCTTGTGGTCGCACAACCGCCTCTGCCTTGATTAGCCCTTATACCTCTGCCGCTTCCATCTCGAAGAGGAACGCCTTTTTTTGCTTTTGCCATTTTATGCAACCGCCTTTCCTACTCTATTAAGTTTTTTTAACTCTAATACATAGTGATTTGTTCGCTGTTGCTCTGGTTTTGTAGCCTTTCGCATTGGCCTACCTTCGCCTTGTCGAACTCCATTCTGTTTGGAACCTCGTCTGGATGAACACCTATGGCAGAAGAAGCCATAGGCCAATTACCCGGAGTATGAAAAAACTTCTTTCTGACAGTACCGTAATCATACGCTTTAACACCATCATCTAAAGTAATGCACCATCTTGACGACCAACCATCGCTCCAAATTCTGTCTGTCCATTCGGCGAAAGTCATCTCCAAGACAACTTCCTCGTCATTGTCTGTTCTTTTGAACCTATGTAACATTTAACTTCCTTTTAACCTTTCCTCTATTCTCTCTAAGGATTTTTTAATATCTCCTGTCCTTTCATCTGTCCTCTCGACAGCGGATTGTATTTTGATAATGTCTTTTTCGTTCTGATACGCTTTGGCTTTTGTGATTTCGCCTTGTGTGCATAAGTCCTTAACAGCATTTGTATTGTTATTGATTTGTGAACGATAAACCCCCACAGCGATCCCGACACCTAAAATAGTTACAACTGTCGCAGTTACAGCGATGATTGTCCTGATAATTTTTATCTGTTGCTGACCAACGAGGTTACTCATAAGATTTACTCCTTTACGCACTCGCTCTCGATAATGAAGCCACCTCTGACTGTTGCGGTTTGCCGCCCAATAATGCCTGTTGCATTACTGCGCTCTTGCCTTGGTTCGTTGCGCCGGGAATACTGCGCCTTGTGTAATTGCGATTAGTAACAGGAGCTTGACTTGACTGTCCTATCGGCTCACTTTGCAGTTGCGGTGTCGCATACTCAATAACGTCGTTGAGTTCTGTGATGTTACTTAATTTGCTTATCGTCTTGAACAGCTTCTCTATATTCAAAGTTACACCCTGCTGTTGCATCATCGGAAGTAACGGCTGAACCATCTCTAACATTATGGTTCGTATCCCCTGCATTTTGCTTTCAGGAGAATGGTGCTGCATACTAAACGGCTCCATCTTGATATTGTATTGCAGGTAATCGCCTTCTCTGTCTTCTGGATTGAACGGTACAGTAATCGCAATACTCTCGAAGCCCGGTACTTTCTTAATAACATCTCTCTGTTTTGGATTCGGGTCATACCACAAATACCACATCAGGTCTTTTAGGACGTTGGTTGTGAATATAGTTACTTCTTTTTGCATCTTCTGGATTCGCATAGAGGCAGAAGCGGAAAGTAACTGGTCTTGTCCGAGCGTCTCTGACTGCGGCCCAAGCCCGCCGAGCATATCAAGATTACCGGCAAAATAACTGAACAGGTCTTTTATCATCAGTACAAAAGCTAAAGTCTCTGACTGTATTCCGCCTGTTTTCAACTCTGCTACATTTCGGGGATCGTCCAGTTTGACCATATCGCCATCACTTGCAGCAATAACGGTATTGCCATCAGTGTCGCCGCCTGGACGGACTCCTACAACTGTCTTTTGTCTGTCCGCCTGTCTTCCAAGTTTTCTAAACAACCTGTTTGCGAGATTGTGAAGGTCAAACCAATGCATCGCAGGTGCGACCGGCATTGTGTTACCCTCCAACTTGCCGAATCCCAGTTTTCTGTACGGCCCGTTTTCCGGCCCTTTCCATTCAAACGACTTTAAGACTTTATCTATCGGGCCGTCTGTTTCACCATCATCATCGTTTACAGTGCATTGCAAGACCATATTCTGTTTCTTCAGGAACAGGTCAAGCATTTTTACTTTCGGCCTAAATTCTTCTCGCTGCGAAGCGTTCGGGGTGGACTCTGATATTTGGTGGTCTTTGTCGTCTGAAACTGACTGGTCTTGCACCTTTGTGAAATCTGATTCTTTAGCATCGGGGAACATCGCCATTACTTCGTCGATTGTCGGATACCAATAGTCGCCCTCAAACTGAGCATCTTCGTTTTCATCGACCGTCATATCCTCAACCCAATTATCAAGCGAAATGGCATTTGCAAAAGCCTGTCCGGTATCGTGCGTTACACCGCCGACTTCTACAGTGGAACTGTTGAGGCCGATTTTGATAATCCCCTTAGAGAACATCGCAGCGGAGACAACTGTTTCAAGGGTTTCACCGAGGCCGATTTCTTCGATAAGATGATTGCCGCCGAGGTCAAATCTGGTGGCTATCTCTTTGAGTTGCTGGTAGTCTGTCGTTATTGCGACTTGCGGATTCTGTGCCACAAGTCTTTGCAAATAAATGTTCATCGACAGTTCCATAAGATTTATAGGAACTTTGTCTTCCGCCCCATTGTCAGAATAATTCGACCCGACGTATTCCCGCATCAGCCTCAGTCTGTTCTCGCGGAAAACTCCCAACTGCCTGCGAGAATAACCGACCGACTTCGACAGGTCATCTATGTCGGTTGCTGATTTAGGATTAAAGCGTGGCATAGAAATCTTTCTGCGCAACAAAAAAAGAAGGCCACTGGGCGATTTAGGCCGCCTAATGACCTTCTTTGTTTTGTTGGTTGTTGGTATTCAGTCTATTGCAATAAACCAAATACGCCCGTATATTAACTTTTAACTTACTTTTTTAAGTCTATACATACTTTATCGAAAATTGCAAGAAAATTATTTTATTTCTGTTTTTACCACTCGCTTTCTCTCTTGGCTTCAAGCTCGCGGTCTCTCTCTCTGGCCATATAGCAGTTCTCTGGAATTGCACCTTTGCCTTCCTCACCCTTTTTAGGCTTCTTGCCGAGGAAGTCAACACATTTCGCAGCTAAAGCGTCTGCTATCACTCTATCGCCGTGGCTCATACCAGCACCGGACGGGTCGATATTATTGGCAGCGGAACTATGTATGATTTCCTCACTTGTCTTTTGAATATATTCCAGACATTCCTGATTTGCAAGTGAACTTCGCTGAATAAAAGTCCGGTCTTTCAAACTACGCCTGTACAGGCCGAGAATAGCACCCCTCTCTTTCGTATTCAGGAACACGCCCGGCTTGTCAGATACTTTCTTATTCAAACCTTCCTCATTGCGCCTGTAATACAGATTTCTGTACCCTACCCGAACAAGCTCATCTGAAAATACTCTGCCTGTCGGACCACTGGCGTCAAAGACCAGAAAAGCGTCATTGAAGAATCGGCATAAGGCTATTGTAATTTTTGAAAACTTCTCCGGCGTTACCCACGGGTTCGCATATTCCGCTACTTTCTCACCTGTTTTGAGATTCACAAATGACAAAGCTGAATTACTCGCCCCTGTACCAGCAGAAACATCGCCGCCACAGCCAGTTTCAATATCATAAGGCACTTTCCCCTGTAAATCCAGAGGTGTCCACAGCTTCAAATGGCCGTTTACGCCATCTACGAACTCTATCGGGTCAAGCGAATCTTCGTCAAATTCCAGCATCCCCTCTCTATAAGGCGGGCAAGTGTTTTCTTTCTCGATTTCGTCTATCAGATTCGGGTCGAAGAACTGGAAGTCGGAACTGAACGGATCCATATCCAATTCCTGTGCAATCGCCATTGGATGAACAGCCCTGTCGCACTCATTGTCATACCACGGGCTTCGCAGTTTGCCATCTGCTCGGTACGGATATTCGTCTGGGAAGTTGTGTGTTTCCCTTGTTACGGTAACTTCGCCGTGGAAATTGTCGTGATGAATTATTTTATTGCCCTCTGAATGGTACAGTCCAACTGAAAAGATAGGGTGTACCGACCAGTGGATTGTCAACTTTTTAGTTGCCCCAACACTCAACTTATAGAAAGCTGTAGCCGCCCCTTTGTGAGTTGAATTGAATAATCGGCACTTCGTAACGTGCTGTGTCGATTCCAACATACCGTGGCCGTCTGGGACAGCCGCAAACTCATCAGGCAACATAGCAGTACACCTGCCGCCACGAGCCGCGTCAGACGTTGTTGCACAGCCTGTCAAAGTAGAATCATTATCCTCATTGAGTATATTCAGTTGAATTATTCTGCAAGTTGGAGCAAGCCACTTTGGTAAATGTTTCAACCAGAATCTCAGTTTCCAGAAAAGCGCATCTGGGTCAACCGAATCATCTACTTTTCGTTCATTTTCACTCAACAGCCGAAAAGTAACATAAGACTTGAAGTGGAAGAACCAGCCAAAAACAGTTAAATACATCCAACTGGCTCCGACACCACGGGACTTCTCTGTGAGTTCATCGTGCGGAGCGTCAATCGCCATCTTTATATCGTCAAGAGCGACATCCTGAAAATCGTAGGTAATAAAAGGAACCTGCGTAGGCTGTGGTAATAGTCGCGGATCAAATGTAAAGCAAACGACATTAATATAGAACAGCATATCCCTGCTGCACATAGCGAAAAGGTCGTTTTTGAAGTCAAGATTGTCCGCTGCCAGTTCGAGAAGTTTTTTTCGGAACGCCAGATTGCCTTTCAGCGTTTTGTACCCCTTGACATTTTTGCAACACCACGAATAGTAAGGATATTTATTGCCGGCCTTTATTTCGGCGCACTTAGCTTTGTAGTCTTCTCTTAACTCAAGTAATTTGCTTACTGGTATCATACAGCGACCTTATTCTTTTTCCGCCGGCAACGCCTCGCCATTTTTAAATTTCAACATAATCATTCCTCGCTTTCCGCCGGCTTTTTTGGGTTATAGAAACTTGGAAATTTATCGTTCATTTTTCATCCTTTCGGCTCGGGTTACTGTAACCTCCACTTCTTCAAAATCTTTAGAAAAAAAGCCCCTCATATGGTATATGCACTGGGCTACAACGTGTGCTTTCTTCTTGTCTTTACAATAACAGAGAGGGTCGCCATTAACCATTATTATATATTCCATCATTCCTCGCTTTCCGGCAACGCCGCCTTCAGCAAACTATCGCACTTTTCATCTGCTCTTTTGATTTGTTCTCTCTGTCTAAATATACCAAAATTGAAAGTCAGTTGTATCCCCTGCCGGACACCATAGACAATAAAATCGTCCACATTATCACAACCTAAATTGACACCCTCCTTAACAGCCCTTTGAATATCCTCTTCTTTCCACTCTTTGGATTGTTTCCAAGTTACTTTGATTTGTCTGGGCTTGTTATCCATCATTCCTCGCTTTCCGCCGGCAACGCCAAAAGTAGCCGGTCTATCAGTTCAATCGTTTCTTTGCCTGTATCTGCCAATTTACCGCTTTTATCGGTATCTTCCTTCGTCAACAGTTTCGGCCACATAGTCTTGTAAAAGTCCCTACGCTGTTCCGTGTTCTCACGAAGCTCCAGTAAAAGAGCATACGCACCGGAGGACGGAGCGGAAGAAGCCTCCACGCCAGCAAGGTTCATATTCTCAAATACCCAACGCAACTTCGCATTTTCTGTAACAGTCTTATCTTCTATGAAATCAGCTTTGTCCACCAGAGCCAGCACAGTTTCATTAGTTTTCATAGAAGCATTGATAGATTTGACCTTTCTGGGAATCATCACAAGGCCGCCTTTAGCCCTGCGTATCAAAATTGCGTCTATCATCACCTGAGCGCAATTAGAAGCCATAACCTTGTCGTATCCGCCATCGCCATCTGTAAGTAACTGGCAAAAACTGTCCATCAAGGTCGTGTAATACGCCCATACAGCCTCGTCTGAATAAGTATACTTCTTCTGCCGCCAAGCATCGCCGACGTCCAGAACCTTACAGCCCACCCCCCTGTCGCGCAGCTCCGCTTCAGTATATTTTATCTTACCACTCGCAAGACCTTTTGCCATAATTCATTCTCCTATTTCGTTCTCTGGTTAAATTTCCACAAAACCGCTACTGTCATCGCCAAAGCATTGTTATACTGTTTTTCATACCTCACAAGCGGCACGCCATTTTGCCAGTCGTATAATTCCTGCAAGGCTTCTATGGCCTCAGCAAGTTCGGCTTGGAGTTGCTCTATCTTAGCATATAAAGCCGTTTCGCCTTTTGCTTCCGGGCAGCCCAATCGGTGCATAGGAAGTTCAATTTTGCAATTTTTACATTGTACCATTTTACTCTCCTATCAGAAATTAGTGTTTGCGAATTCACCAAATAGAGCTTTAGCTTTCTGGTCGTATGCTTCGGCTGCCTCAATTTCGTGAACAAAATAGCCAAGATGCTCTAGTTCCCCATTGCACTGGATTTGAGCACGCCACTTTTTGTCTCTTTTTTGCCAGCAAACGCCTTTGTATTCAGAAGTACCGGTTTTTCGATGCATCCGCACGGTATACGGCTGCCCGCCGAATGGACGGCGGCAACTTCTCACAGCATAAAAAGTATATGGAGCCTTCAGTGCGCACCATTTATGCTTTGACAGCTCTTCAAAGTCTTCATCGTCGACCAGCGTAAAAGTATCTGGGTATTTCGGGGTGCTAATATCAATCCGTTTCATAATACTATCTCCTGTAAATAGTTCCTGATAATATTTGTGCGGCAGGTTGGTCAGGATGTCCAACTTTTCGGTAATGAACCTATCCGCACATAAGAGTAAGTTGTTCTTATTCATCTGGCAAGATTTATTTATCGCTTTTATTCTTTCATCTCAGTCTGAAACCGCTCAATTATAACCATTCTCACTCAAATAATACCCATATGGGTACTAGTACCCTTTCCATCCTCTTTCTGTCCCGAATTCCAAGTATCGTAAAACCAACATCTTACAAATGTCGATATTAAGGGTTCTTGAAACTCCTGTTTACCAAAAATATAAGACCACGTTAGTCCACAATACCACGTCCATATATATTATAGCGAGATTCCCGACCCCAGCCAATGACCAAAAAACAATATATACAACATATCGACACAAGTCAAATAACTTCTTTAATTTTTATTGTAGCACATATCAGTCGGGTTTAGCGAAAAATTAAAAGACGCTGGAAAGGGTAGCTATAGGGGGGTAATCGAAAAGGGGTGGGGGGCGTGGTAAAGATACTGGGAGGCAATGCCCTTTTTTTATGCTTACAATCAAATAAGCCTTGATTCTGGCCTGTTATGAGCCATCACAATCGGCGCAGTGTGTTGACACTACACCGATATAGGGGCTACGGAGGCTCCACAGGCCATAGGAGCTGGCAGGGCTGTCTCTTGTTGAGTTACCTTGCTGCCGCGCTCTGTCTGTGTTGGAAGCTGTGCTGTATGCTCTGTCTGTTGGCTGTCGCGGCTTCTGTCTGTGTCGCGGCTGGCCTGAGTGTGCTGTGGCTGCCTGTTGGTGGCTGCCTGCCGTGTGCTGGCTTGCTGTATGTTATGAGTGTTGACTGTTGCGGGCATTGCTTACTGCTTTGTGCGGTGTTGGCTGCTGTGGTTGCTGTGTGTGTCTGGTGTTGGCTGGCTACTGGCGGCCTCTCCACTTCGGACGCCTTCTCTTTGTATGTATCCTTTGTAATAGTATGTATTGGTAATAGGACAATTACTGTTGTAGCGGCTGTTGCCTGCTGGAGTCGAAAAAAAACTTAAAATAAACTAATTATTTGCTTGACATTGTGCCGATGGGTAGTATAGTAAGGATAAACACGGTAATTTTAACCAACTGAAAGGGTTTGATTATGGAGATAAGAACAGATATGAACTGTTGCCCGGACTGTGGATCTGCCCGGCTGAATTTCGCCGCTGGTATCCATCACGGCAATCTGTCAGAGGAGTATCCCTGCTGTTGTGAGGCTTGCGGCTGGCAGGGTTCGGAATGGTATCGGGACGACTATTTCATAGGCCACACAAACGCATCGGGTGTCCAGTGTGGCTATTCATTAACTTAATTACTGAAAGGGTTTCAAATGGACGTTAAAATCGAAAAGGACAAAATCACTATTACACTGCCAATATCACCCAGGACGAGCAGTAGCGGCAAGTCAACTATTATCGCTTCAAGTGGCGGCAATAAGGCCAGTTCGGCTATGTATGAGGGCAGACCGGTTATCTGTGGCGTTAATTGCTACGTGCCGAAATAACAATGGTGAACTCCGGGCGGGTCGTTCTGCTCGGTGTTGTCTGTTGTTAAAAATCAATTTAATTTTACTGAAAGGGTAGAACAATGAAACAATTAAACAATTGGCTCACAAACGAGGAAGCACGGTATCGGCTGGAGCATTGCCAGTCAATACTTGAGGGGACAACGGCGGCGGGGTTGCTATACGACGAGCAAATAGCGTCAATTGACGGGGCTGTTTATGAGTTATACACCACAAAAGACACAACACCGGAGCAAATTAAAGAGGCTAAACATATTATCAGGGACAACCACGACGCCATAGGCTTTCACACTGTCAAGGTTATTCAGCAGTGGATTGAAGAAGTAATGCACAAGCCAGACACCGCCCCGGACAAGGGCTGGATTGAGTCGATGCGGCAGATTGTACTTGAGAAGCAATGCCGAAAAATCGACGTGAACGGTAAAATTATCGCAAAAACCAAAACAGGTGGTCAACTTGTAGATATGTTCACCGCTTCGATAATGGTACAGGTCTACGACAAGTTAAACCCTGTCAACCGTGAGAAGTTCCATAAATCTAACTTCGCTGTCGCTCATCATATCGCGATGCAACTAATCTAAAAGGGAAACAATGAAAACAGCACTTGAACAATTTGCAGAACTGTTAGAGAAAGAACGTATTGAGCAACTTCATAAAGACGATACTGCCTGTCAAGCGAACATCGACAACGCTAAAACTTCTGTTAAGCCCGGCAAAAAATACACTAAAGTCGATATTGGTTATTCAGGCGCGTATATGGTCGTAAACGATTGGTATTGGGGCTCTTACAGGGCGTACCCAAAGAACTAAACCCGAACCCCGCCCGGCTGGCATAGACTGGCCGGGCATTTACTGAAAGGACTGTTGAAATGATATTTAACTGTAAAAATGGACAATGCCGCTTTCAATGACGGCGCAGACACAACGGAATTGTGCCGCATTTTAGATGCGGTCAAAAACAATGTTCAACAATGCTCAACGCCTGATTTTATTTCTTACAACTGTCGGGACATCAACGGAAATAAAGTCGGGCATTACGAAACAACTGGCATCGCATAAGCACTCGAAACCGGGCTTCTGCCCGGTCTATCGGACTGGCGATCCGGTACTGATGAGAACGCCCAGACTGTTAAAGAGGCCAAAAGGCTGGAAAGAGGTTGATTATGTACACAAAAGGAAAATGGAAGTTCGACGAAAACGATTACACAATTACAACCGAGGAAAATGACCTGTTTTGTATTGCCGACGTTAGCCCTCTTAATTATGACGGAAGAGCTAACGCCGAGCGAATCTGCTTATGCTGTAATTCTCACGATGAGCTTGTGGCGGCGTGCGAAATAGCTTGGATAAAATCAGCTAACCACGAAAAATTAACGTTTGACGACTGCGATGTGCTCAAAAAAGCCCTTGCTAAAGCAAAAGGATAATGACCTATGAAACGCAAAAACCAGACCAATACCACTGCAGTTATATATGCCCGCTACTCTCCACGCCGAAACAAAGATGAGTGCGAATCTTGCGAAACCCAGATTGACTTCGCGCAAAACTACTGTAAATTTCACAAGTTAGCGGTTATATCTACTCACCGGGACGATGGTTTGTCCGGCTCCAAATCTGTCAATCGCCCCGGACTTCAGGAAGCGTTGCTGGCAGCAATAAATTACAAGGCCGTTTTAGTTGTTTATTCGCTGTCCCGGTTAGCGCGTAACACCCGCGAAACAATCGAAATAACAGACAGCCTTCAGGCGGCAAAGGCTAATTTATGTAGCGTTACCGAGAATATCGACACGACAACCGCAATGGGGTCAGCGTTCTATAAAATCATAGCTGTATTGGCAGAATTAGAGCGCGAACAAATAGGAGAACGCACCCGCGAAGCGATGCTGTGGCATCAAGCCCACGGTCGCAGAATGTCAAAAATACCGCCTTATGGCTGGCAGGACGACCCTTACGACCCGGCCCGGATGGTTCCAAATGAATATGAGATAACTGTCATTGAAAAGATAAAGAAGCTCAGGGCGGCTGGGCTGTCGCTTAGGAAGATTGCCGCTGAATTGATAAAATTAGGATACGCGGCCCGGATGGTTGCGAAAGTGGTTGACGGACAGGATGTTGAGGTTGCTGGAGTATGGCATTTCGGCACAGTTCGTAGAATTTTGAACCGCGCCGAAATGACCTCCTATTAAAGTGTTATCTTCTCTCATAACTGCACAGATGAGCTACAATCCAGCTAATGATTATCGCCCCTGCTACCCACCAAACAGTCATTATTTCGCCCTTTGCATATATTAAAACAGCCTTAACGACTAATGCAACTGGCACGGCTATTGCCATCGGCCAGTCGATATACTTAGGCAGCAAGGGGATATAGAAGTTTGTAATCGTGGCCTGTTTCTGCCAAATAAGATACGCCTCTATACAACCAACGGCTATCAATAGCCAAATTGCCACAATGTGCCATACTATATTGACACCAAAAAACAATAAACAGAGAGCTAAAGCTATGAGTATTATTGCTATCCAGTGTAAATTTTCTTTAATTGTTTTCATTCTTTAATCCTTTAATTATTTCTCCATTTTTGTTCCGTTCCTGTTGATAATTTATACATTTCCAGACCAATACGCCTACTGCTACGACTGTTACGCCGAGCGAAATCCATTCAGCATATCGCGCCCACCAGGTTATAAATCCGATTCCGCCGGCTGCTGCTGCTGGAATCACCCAGCCAAAGCGGGATCGCGTGAATCCCCAGAAGATAAAGCCGCCAACCATAAGAATCACCAGCCCGACATAAAGCCAACCGTTATGCTTCAAGACTGCACTTGCCCGGCCTGCCGAAGTTAATGCGTTGTTTGCCAGAGCTTCTACCATTTTTTCGGCAGCCTTGCCTGTTAGGTGATAAACTGGTTCGTTCGGGTCGTTCTGCCATTTAATACTTGACGCACAACCCGCCACCGTCAACACAACCAGCGTTACTATTGCCACGACAATTATCCACCAAATTATCCACTCTGCTTTTGTCATCGTTTACTCTCCTTTTCAGATAAATCAATAGCGGTTTCTAAAACCCAATTAAAATTATCAGCGGCTATTCTGTCCGCTCGTTCTCTGCAATCTTGGCCGCCGCAAGACCACCACCTATAGTATTCATCTTTAACCTTGTCCAGTTCTCTTAGACTACTTATCATCTTTATTCTCCTTAAAAAAAATACAATTAACGTACCTAACGCCCCAGTTAAGGGCTTTTTCGTGAGGGGGACAAGAACTTTTAGGGTCAAAACCAAAAAAAACGTCCAACTTGTTCTCCACAATCGCCGAGCCCCTGTCTTCAACTGTTGCAAGTCCATAACCCGGAACATAAACTTTAGTCCCAAATGGAATATTCTTCGGTGCTGCGATAATCAAACCTTCTGCTTTCGCTCCTGAAGCTGTGAGGCGTTCACCTTTTTTGTTGATGCCCTCTAACGCCCAAATGCCGCAACATTTTTCGCAACTACAATAAGCTGTTACCCGCATTGAAACGACCTCGCAGGAGGCTGTCAGACCGTACACGCCTTTGATAGGGCTATTATCTCCCGAAATAAGTCCCCGTACAGCCTATAATTATTAAAATCAAAACTGGGGTCATTTACAATCCCTCCTCGGCATATTTCAAAAACCGTAGAATATCTACCAATGAGGCGGAACTGTAAGCCATCTTCAGGTTGGTCGGCACAAAACCATAACCTTGAAAGTCTTGATTCCACGACATTAAACCCGCTTCCTCCATATCGCGCCGCCTGCTGAGAAGCCACACATCGTGTTTAGTCTCGAAATCTGAACCGATAACCTCAAAGTGAAACTCTGGAAAAGCCTTCTCCAAATTCACTCGCCGAGCTTTATAAAACCGCTTTTGCTGCTCTATCCGCCGAGACATCTCTTTCGTTATTGGAGATTTCATAATAGTACCGCTTGGTTTAAGTTTGCAAATTCTCCAAACAAATCAACGGCTTTTGCGTTGTACGCTTCAGCTGCCTCAATCTCAACATCAAAATAACCAAGAGAGATTGTTTTGCCGTTCAGCTTAATTTGTGAAACCCATTTTTTGTCTCTTTTGTTCCAATGAACACCCTTGAAACTTGACGAAATCCCTGTCCTAAGATTTATTCGATTTTGACAGTTTTCAGTACAAGTACAAATTCTGAGGTTAGACCGTTGATTATTAAGACCATTGCCGTCTTTGTGGTCTGTTTGCATATCATTAGGCGTGTTCATAATCTGCCGGTGCATCCGGATAGTATGCTTTTTACCATCGACGAGACATCTATATTTTCTCGAAGCGTAAAAAGTATGCCTACCTTTATCAACATACCACTTGAACTTTGAGAGTTCCTCAAAGTTAGAATCATCGACTATTGCGAATTTGCCTTGTGTAAGCTGAATTGTTTTCATCGTACTATCTCCCATAATAGCTGTTCCCAATAAATTTGTGCAGCAGGGCGATTGGGAGTTCGCCTTTTTAGCCGCTAAGCCTATCTGCACATTTAATTGTATAATACCATCTTGCATTGTCAATCTTTATTTTTCAACCGTCGACGCTCTAAAATATCCGGTTTTTTCTGTGATTTCAATAGTTCAATCTGGTTTAGGTAGCGATTATACATTGTTTTTAGTTCCTCAACAGTAAATTTCCGCACTGTTTTCGACAACCTGAGCATCTCGTCAATGCCGTTTTGGCCATACCGTTCCCGCATAAACGCATAATAACCAGGCCAGTTACCTTTCAGGGTGATATTGCAGTTATAACATTGGCCGTGTACGCAATGCTCCAAAAACAGAATCGAATTGTGCCTGCCGGGAATAAAATGACCAGCCTGAGCGCAACCCACCCCAAAAGCAGGGTAAGGTTTGCCACAAGAGCAACACTTCAGGGTGTGGGGACTGCCGGTAGTCTCCAAGGCATCCCGCAAACGAATGTAAGGACTGAACGCTTTCGTCCAGACCTTCTTCTTCCACCAAGCAACTCCGTGCTTCTTCATGCTTTTCATCCCCGTTGTAAGTTTCCTTGCCTTAGCCATCCGTGCCTACCTTTCCAGACCCTTAAGGTCTCTTACTTCCCTATGCTTATAATGTCTTGTACTGTACTGTACTGTAATGTGTTAATAGCAACTATGTAGTCGCTATGTAGCTGCTCATAGTTCATCGCTTTTTTACCTTAAATAATGTTTTCAGCCGCGTCTGTAAATCGGTAAACGACGAGCCGCCCGACCTGTCATCCTGAGAAAATGAAGCAATTCGCCAGACAGTATGTTCCAGTGCTAAATAATAATATTGTGCAAGTGGGCAATATTCTCTTGGTTCAAGGACGAAATTCGTAGGGAGAAAATCTCTACCCGCAAGGTACATATGACTGGCAAGTTCGCCCAGTTTCCCAATAGTCTGTACAACATCTTCTGCTATAAAGGTTTTATATTCTTGTCTGGTTTCAACCATACACTCTACAATCTCGTGAGAACGCTCGGGTATAACCGCTTGGTCTAATTTGTGCCATTTTCTAATCCACTTCACAAGGCTTTTCCATACTCGCTTTTTTGCCTCAGCCTGCTCGCTTTCGTGCCAATCTTCTTTGCGCTTATCCCAATACTCTTCAAAATCTTCTTCGATACCTTCAAATACTGATAAGGTAAGCAATTCTTTTTCACTTTTTGTCAATTTCATTTTTCACCTTTTCCAGCCAGCCAAATCGGGGCTTAACTAATTCCGTAAACGCTAATTCAAAACACTCTTGCCGAAAGCCTGTTTTGTCTGCCAAATCCTCTGCTGTCAGTGCCCCGTCCAAGTCCACAAGCAATCCCCGCTTCTTCATTTTACTGGCAACCTGAATAATCAGCACCCACGCAGCGAAAAGGTCTCCGGCTCTCGGATGGCTCATTATTCGCCGAAAACCCTTGCCGTCGTGCCTGTTCGACACGGCAACCCACGTCATTTTGGCGCAAATACGGCCTTGTGCAACTTCGAAATGTTCATTCCAGTCTTTTATGCGGTATATCATTCAAATAGTCCTAACTGGCCTTTTCTTGCTTCTTAGATATATAATCTTTGCTTCCTGCCCTCTATTTTAATCGTTACGCCTTTGATAACACCGTCTCTTATATATTTAGCGATGCTACTTTTGGCCGTTTGGTCTGATGAATAATGAAAGCGACCAACCGAATCGACCATTTCTTTAATTGTAGTTCCGGGATTTTTTTTGATAAAAGTTAATACATCCCTGACCGTTCCTTTGAATGGAGTATAATAGCCACCATTGGCTGCACCTGCTTTTGCAAAATGTTTATGTTCTTCACAAAGCATATTTTTTATGTTCCACAAAGCCGCTTTTTTATTCCTCATCAATTTAGGCCTATGGCTAATCTGAACGTATCCTTCTTCCTCAACTTCCATCAACCCAACACCTTTTTCTTTATGAAAAAACCAAGACGCTGCCCCTCCTCTTCTTTTTTTGGTTCTCATAACCGCTACGGACACATAATTAGCACAACACCTGCTTATCCAAAAACAAGCCTGGTCTATAACTGCAAGCCCATATCTCGTTTTGGTTTCAATAATCCAAGTTAAACCGTTTTTTACTGCCACAATATCAGCAATAGGGCTTAAAGCGCCGGTACACACTTCTTGATAAACCTCCCACTCTCTTTTTTCTAACCATTTAATAATATGTTTTGCAAGTTCCTGCTCTGTCATACTAATCGCCGTAAATAATTTGGTTAATCGGTAAGGTCAACAAAACCTCGCATTTCCCACCAGTGTCAGCACCATTGCTGCTGTTGCTCCGTTCCTGTACCACTCGCGAATATCCTTATATTTCGGTGGCTTAACTACCCTGATTGACTGTGTGCAGCTTTTAAGCTCTTTTGCTAAGCGTATTCCGCCCTCGTAGCCCGGATAGCTCACACGGCCATTAGGAAGCTCTGTCGGCTTATCTTTGTCAGCTACTATTACTACCGTCCTGTTAAAAGGACCTATCATAGTTTTAATGTACTCTGCGCCAGTATTGCAGGAAGCCCTCGATATTGTATCGAATCCCAAATCCAAAAGTGCGGCGCAATCTGTTGGCCCTTCCGAAATTAGCAACAACCCCGTTGTATCTGCTTTCACTCCTGCGGGAATGAATATCCCATTTTTTGAGCCTGTTACTGCATATTTGCCACCTTTAGGCCTTCTAAGTCTAATGCCAATTATTTTCCCATATCCATCACGCATAGGAAACGTATAACATTTCCCGTCCCAACCTACTCTGAGCCTGTCCAGTGAATCAGCAGATACCCCTAATTTGTCTGCAAGCGGCTGGCGGCTTTGTAAATTGGTGTAATACTTTTGTGCCAACATTGTAAAATCCTTTTGGGGTTGTGGCTTTTCTTTTTTTCGATTAGGTATTCTATTCTTAGGCAATGGGTTATCGAGCCTGTGCAACCAACCGCCATTTTTACAAGGCTTATTAGATTCTACCCTCATACAGTTAGCCAATTTCCCATCTGACGTAATACAACACCAATCAGCTCTCTCGCTTTAACAAACTACACAAGGGGAATTTTTATTTACTCGAATCCATTCGCTTTGTATAGTCATAGGGCATCACCTTCTTTCTAATCATCAAATAACGTCCTCGGTTTTTTACGTTCCTTTCGTCCGTCAAGTATCTCTTTTCTCGTCTTTGGATTGTCCACGTCAAGATGAGAAAAATGTTCTTTGTCAAGTGGGGCTTCTTTGTTTAGTGCAGCTATTATTTCGGTCAATCTACCCATCATTTTCCTTTCGATAAGTTACCACAAAAGTTATTTTATCATAATAGTAAAAAACGTAATGCAGGCCGCCGCTATCCAATAACCAGTTCGTGGCACATCGCCCTTTGTCGCATAGACTATCGCAGCGGCTATGTCGAGTATTATTAAGATTGTCGGAAAGACCCTCTCGTTCATTCGTCAAGTCTTTTCCTTATAAATTCGTTCAATAACTTCAATCATTTTGTCTGTATAAACAAACCGTTCATGGTCTACCAGGTCGGCTATGAAGTTGACTTCCCACTCTGACAGTCCTTTGCCGAAAGCGTCTATGTGCTGTATCAGTTCGTATGGTAGGAAATCACTCATCTTTTATTGGCCTCATCTACAAATTCATTTATATCTTTCAAACACCCTGAACTGTAAACCGCTAAAACCATAGGGAAATAGCAATACTGTCGCCAAGCAGGATGCCACTTAACAACTCCTAATGCACCTCCACTTTTGTTGCAACATCGCCAAACTTTGGTTTTTGGTTTTTCTTCCGCCAGATTAAAAACTATATATTGATATTCTAATTTCATTTTTCCTCCCAATGACTACATTTAGCATCGCCTTTTTTATACATACCTTTTGGTTCGAGATAACAATATCCTTCATTCCTACCGTATCCCGACCAGCCATTTGCGCAAAAGGTTCCAAAATCTTGTTTCCACCATTTACACGTTGCACAAGTAGGATTTCTCATTACGCTCCCTTCTTTCCGTATGGCCTACGCCAGCCGTTTCTTGCCAACTGTCCTATCAGCTTGCCAGCTTCCCCAAAAGTCATATTAGTTGTATCGTATTTATATTTTATCAGAACTTTAGTCTGCTTGAAAGTCGCCTTGCCATCCTGCTGTCGCTTCCACAGTGTATCAATAACCTGTTTTGCGTGCGTGAAGCCCATACCATCGGTATCAACGCCTTTGCCTTTAAGATACTCCAACTGTTTCTTTGTTGGCGGTTTACCTTTATGCCAAGCAACCTCTCGTACTGGATTAACGTCAAGAATATCAAACGGATTGACTTTAGCGGTAGAGAAGAAAGCCCGTAATTTAACTTTATCCCGCCAAGCCGCTTCTTCACGGTCTGCCTGCCTTTTTGCTATTTCGCGTTCTGCCGCCTGTAGTTCAGTAGCCACATCGACTGGTTTGCCGGTTGCGGCACTCTCTTTTTCTGCGTTTCTGGCAGCCAATTCCACCACATCATCGTCATATTTGCCGCCCAGAATGTCCGCAGCAGTCATCAATTTATGCCTGCCAGCGTTGCCAACGAAGTCTAAAACGGTTAATGTTTTCTTGCCGCTTTTTGCAATCGCTTCTCTGCGTTCAACAGCGTCATCGTACTGGTCAACATTAACACTTTCCAGCACCCTTGTTCCTCGACCAACCTGCTGTGTATAGAGACTTCTGCTTTTAGTCGGCCTCGCAAGCACAACGCATTGTATAGAATCGTCATCAAAACCCTCAACAAACACTCCCACATTGAGAAGGTACTGAAACTTATTAACAGCGTAATCGGATACCACTCCCCTCCTGATTTCTTTCGGCGTTTTACCGTGAACAAACCTTGCAGAACCAGGTTTGTGTCTGTTGATAATCTCTGTGAGTCTTTCAGCCTGTACTACGGAAGCAGCAAAAATCAAAGTCTTTTTGTCGCCCGTCAGTTCGATTGTAGGAGAAGCTATTGCGTGCAGGTTTTCCTCAAATTCCAATACCTTTGCTAAATCCTTACCGTTCAAATCACCAGCTTGACTTTTGACATTTGAATAGTCCAAACTTGAAACAAAAACGCTCTGCTGTTCTATCGCTACCAGCCAGCCATCGTCTATTCCGTCTCTGATGCCGTATTCATAAGCAACCTCAGAGAAAATCTGTCCCATCGCCAAGCCGTCGTGCCTGTCAGGAACAGCAGTTACACCGAGAACTTTCAGGTTTTTATTCTGCTTATAGTAGTCAATAACCTTGCGGTATGTGGCCGCAGGTGCGTGCGCCGCCTCGTCAACCACTAACAGTGAAAATTCATCGTAAGGGAAGCGCGTCATTCTACCGCCGAGCCTGCCGGCAACCTGCGTCTGGACAGTAGAAACTACAATCTCGCTTTTCGTCCAGCCGCTACCAGCCCAGTCAGCACCCATCTCAATATCAGCTTCCGTGTCAGTTATTCTTTGGATTTTGTCCTGAGCCTGGAAGATGAGTTCCTCCCTGTGAGCTATCACCATTATACGACCTGTCTTGCGGAAGTGGTCAACGATATGACTGAAATAAATAGTTTTACCTAATCCGGTTGCCATTACACAAAGTGCAGTATCGGTCTGCTCAAACTTCTTGAGAGTTTCGTCGTAGGCTTCCTGCTGGTAATCGCGTAATTCCATTTACTTTTTCTCCTGCACGTCAGGCTTAGTGTCCATATTGTCGCCAATGTTAATTATTCTCCCGATAAGTTTATAACATCTACTATCACGAAATTCTACTGTATCATCTGGCAAATGCTTGTCCTCAACTATCTTAAAGAAATCGGCTAACCTCATTTCATCTCCTTAGGGCTGGCTATATAACCACTTTCGTTCATCCATCCCCGTCCATTACAAGCCCTGCAATCATCATTGTTTACGTCTCCGCCGCAATAAACACAAACAGCATACGGCAGAGTGAACCTGAGATTCCGTCTCACGTTGCCAATATCAGCTTTCAACTGTTCTACCTTACAATTCGCGTATAACTCGTCGTTCTTCTCGACAGCCTCTTTGATTTCCCTGAACATCTTATTCATCAGAGCAACGTGGTCTGTGATTTCAGTCTTTCTGTCGAAGATTTCGACAAGGTGTTCCGGCACTTCCTTGCCAGTAGAATCAAACGTCTTTGCTGTTTCCTGCGGATTAGATGTGGTTTTTTTAGTTTCTTTGGGGTCTTTATTGCTTGCAAGGGAACTATCCCCCTTTTGGGAGTCGCCTTTTTTCCTATCTTTGTATAGTATCCGGCACTTGGAAACGTAGCTTCTTGTGGTTCCACCAACCCACTCCGCAATAGCTTTGTCTGTCATTTTACCCCACTCTTTGTCAGGGAACATCTTCTCAATGAGCATATTTTTAACTGTTCCGGGCTGGCGTGGAAATCCGTGGTCTTTGTTGGCAGAGAAAGAGAAGAGGATAGCATTTCTTTGTGTACCCTCCTCAATACTGGCCGAGATATACTTCTTGCCGAGCTTTCGATAACAAAATAGCCTGTGAAATCCATTCCACAGCCAGTTATGCTTGCCATCAAAGACTACGCTTATCGGTGGAAATTCAGCCCCGTCTTCTATCAGTGCCTTATAACGCTTAATAACATCATCGTCTATTGGTCGCTGCTGCGTTCCACCGTCTATGCGAATATCTGCTAACGCCAGTTTTTTAATCATTTTCTTCCTTTCAACAGTCTGTTACTGTCTATAATTGCTTTCATTTTTATATTTTCATCCAACAGATGTGCCATCTGTCTATTTGTGGCGTAATATGAGACAGCTTTGGCTTCTTTAATCATAGCATCAAGTATCCTTGTCCTGATTATGTGTACTGGTAAAAAAGGTATCTTCATAATTTCTTTCAAATAAAAGTTGCGGCGTGTTTGGTTCAGGCACACCGCCGCCAAAGCCTGTACTGAAAGGTCTACTGTTTTACCGAACCATCTTCGATAATTATGCCACCTTCACCTTCTATTCGCTCAAGCCACAGTTGAAAGTCTTTGTCTGCTGCCATCTTAGAAACAACATTCAGGCTCTCGTCGTCTAAATCATTTCCTTTCATTCGGATAACCCTCAGTTCCGGGTTCTCTGCCATTGCGATACCCATACCGATTTCGAGCTTCTTTGCGTCATTGACCTGCGACAGTGGTATGCCCTCAAAGACGACTCCATCGTCTGTTACAGATAGCCCTGGCAGAGGCATTTTCGCCTCCGCCAGTCTCGCGGCTTTACGCATGTCGCATAGTTTCACCTCCTTGCCGAGTTCGGCATAAACTTGCGTTTTTGCTTTGGCTTTTGCTTCCAGTTCAGCCTTTTGCTTTTTCAACCTTACGAGTCTATTAGTTTCCTCGATAGTGGCGATTTCTCTTTCGATAATCTCTACCTCTTTAGCACCTTGCACGTTGCGAGCTATCTTTGTTAATTCCTCTGCTTGAATTCTCCCTCGTTCACTATTTTGAGCGTGCAACTTATATGTCCTCTCCAGTTTATCCTTTAAGTCGGCCATCAATAATTCTTCATCTTCACAGGTTTTCTCGTATTCTTTTAGAACTCCCTCGCGATGCTCAATATCCTGTAAGATTGCCTTCCGTTTTGCGTTATGCTCATTCGCCTCGTTCAACTTCGTTGCCATCTCCAGCATCGAAACTTCTTCGTCCGGCACTTCGTCGCCGACTGCTATCCGAGCCGCTTCGTGTTCGTAAGTCTCTTTGATAGACCTTACTTCCGAGCGCTTCTGCTTCAAAGTGGCGACCTGTTCGTCAATATCAGAGAAGTCCAGACCAGCCAGTTTCATTACAACCTCATACTGCTTACGCTGGTCGTAGTTAATAAAGAGCATCGGGTCAAAGGCTAAATTACCGACTATCTTATCGAGCAACTTCTGAGGAGACTGCGCCCTCATACCGTCAGAATTTGTGATTGTAACAGAACCGCCACCGGCTTCAGTGAAAGTGCGTTTGACGATCCAGTTTTCCGTCTCGATTACGACTTCAGCTCTTTCTTCGCCATCTCTGATTGGCTTTTGTGGGGCATACTTTTTGCCGCACAAGGCACTTACTATCGCGTCAAGCACGGAACTCTTGCCAGCACCATTTTTCCCTGTGATTAAAACAGTATCCCCTTTGGGATTTATCTCTATAGCCTTAAGACACATAAAATTCTCTGCATTAAGTTTGATAATTTTCATACTAAACATTCCTTTCTTTTGGTTTTGGGTTATACTATTTGTTTGCTTTGGCAATAGCCTCTCGAAATGAATCGGCCATAACCTTTAATAATTCCTCGCTGGTCGCAACATTCGCCAAATTGTCCTCTTGGACGGGCATCTGTATAATCGCCAAAGACACAAGAGCGTTCTTTATCGTTGACAATAACCAATCTCTTTCTTTTTGCAGTTTATAGTTATAATCCGAACAAACCTCACAAAGCCCATTTATGCAATCAGTTTCAACAGCACAACAATTACATTCCATTACAGTTGTATCACTCATAATATCCTCTTTTTTAAGTATCCCATTGTTCAAATCTTTGTTTCCCGCAATGTTGGCATACCCAGCCATCGGACACCCGTCTTCGTCTTCGTTTAGTGTTACGGGTACTTCAATGGCTTGTGGTTCAAAGGTAATTTTAATTGTGTCCCCGTAAGCATCTGCCTTCAAGGAAGTTGCCTTCCCTAACGTGGGGTAGGCTTCTGTGAAAACCCTTAAAGCCTCGCCTTGACATATTTCTATTGTGTTTTTTCCAACCATCATAGTTTCCCTTTCTATTTGAAATGCTCGTTTAATTCCGGCTTATCTATCGCCGACAACTTTGATATTGCCTTATCTTCAAATCCGCCTGAGAATCGCTCCTGCGGCACTTTCTGTGTGTAAACTACCTTTGACCCCTCAATCGCTCCGTGAGCCTTAATCCACTGCGTAGCAGCCCTTTTACGAGCCTTACAGAGAGCTTCCAAGACAACCAGACTGTCAATAAAGGCTTTCGGATCGTCGGCTATCTCCTTTGCTTCCATAGAAGCCTGCGGACAAAACCTAATCACATCACAGAAACAGCAGGTATCCGGTAAAGGATAAGCATCACGACAGTCTTTCATAAACAAATCAACCGCTTCTGTTATACGGCCTCTGAGAGCGACTTCTGTTGTCAGTCCTGGCAAGCGTGGGTGTTCTTCGTTTCTATCGAATCTGGCGTAGGCTTTGGTTCCGAACATAGTCTCGTAGTACCAGAAGTGGATTGTATTGATTTCCTTGTACTCCTTCTGCTGGAACAGCAGGAACGCAATGCAGCCAGCCTGAAACGAATCCGCTGTTTCTGAATTGCTCCGCCGCTTGAAGCCCGTCTTCCAGTCAACAGCGTGGAGATTGCCTTTGCCTGAGCCTAACAGGTCTATTCTGGTTGTGGCGATGACAGCAGGAGCGGTGTCTGTTTCAGGAATAATTACAAGCGATACCTGCTGTTCAACAGCAATAATATCGACGTGGTATTCAGCAATCATATCGCAAATATGCCGAGCGTGTCTGATAGCCATAGGCTGTATATTCGGCTTAATCTTCGGCAGATTATCAACGAGGTACTCCGGGACTAAATGAATATCGTTTTTACATTCATTGAAAGCCTTGTCGATGAGTTCGTGGATTTGAGTACCGCACTCGGCCAACTTACCTGTTGTAGATTGCAGAGCTGTAGCGGACATTTTTTTAATGAGAGCAGGGTCGGCGTCTTTTGTTCTTTCGTCTTCCCATTTATGAGTTTCATATCCCTCCGCGATAGCCTTCAGAGCGTCAAAAAGTATCGTCAAGTAGGCCTGTCTTGGGCAGGTGGCGTACTGCTCCAAACGGCTTCTATCAAGGATTATAGGCGCGTGTTTTGCCATTACGAAGCCTCCTTTTGCTTGAAGTTCAAAAATGCAAATTCGCCGAACAATCTTAAAGCCGCTTCATCGTATTTTTTTGCGGCCTCAATCTCCGAATCAAAATAGCCCAAACTAACATTCTTTCCTTCAATCATAATCTGAGCTTGCCACTTATTCGTTTGCTTGTACCACGACACGCCCTTAAATTTACTCGAACCTGTACGACAACGTTGATTGTATTGGTTTTCAGCCTTGGTACAAACTCGCAGATTATACCTTTGGTTATTCAAACCATTGCCGTCTTGATGGTCGGTTTCCATTCCGAGCGGCGTACCCATAAGCTGACGGTGCATCCTTACGGAATGGCGTTTTCCGCCAAGTGTGCATCTACAATTTCTTACGGCGTAAAAAGCATACGAACCTTTATCAGCGCACCACTTATGCTTTGATAGCGATTCGTAGTCGTCATCAACAAAAGCTACTTTCCCTTGCGTTAATTGAATTTCTTTCATACCCCTTCGCTCTCCAGATGGCGTTTTAGTTGTTTTATCATCTCTGCTGTGAATTTTTCTGGACTATCAAGCTCATCTTCGTCCATACAGAGAATATCTGCTGCGAACTCGGCGAAGTTTGTGCCGCCTAACAGGTCGTATTTTTTGAAAACCCTGTCATATTCGGTTGTGTCAAAAGCAGTGCCGGCAGCACCTTTGTCTTCCGTAACTTCTTCCGTATCCGGTGCTGCCGGCTGCTCCGTGGGAGGAGGAGATTCTTCTGTTACAGTCTGTGATTCTATTTTCTTCCGTCGTTCCTGTCGAGGCGGTGTATCGCACTCTGGGGCTGGCAGTGGTTCTTCTACTTCGCCAATCATTTCTTCTGTCAGGTGCAGTCCCATCAAAACATCTGGAAAATTATCTCTGAGATTGAAAGCCCTTGCTTTGTATTTCAGCATACGCTTCGGGTGTGTTATCCACGGTGTATCGCCGCCACTTTTGCCTTTCTTCATCCACAATTTCGCTGTCTTTGCATCCGCAACAGAAAAGGTGGTTGTAACTGTTTCTCCAGCTTTTCTAACACTCACAACAGTAGCAACCATAGCATCGCCATCGCCAGTTACTTTCTCGGAGAACTCTTTAAGTAGTCCACTTTTCTTGACCATAGCAAGAGCAGCATCACCATAAACTGTTGCCTTGCCCCTAACAACACAGATAGAGTTTAGTGCCGCCATTGGAGTTAAGCCAAGCTCAAGACCGTATTGGGTCGCTACGAGTATTTTTGCGGTAGTATCTAATGTTGCTGGCGCAAGTCCCGACAGCCTGACTCCCTCCGCCCACCGCTGCATTTCGTCAAGACTTCTTAATACAAGACCGTGATTTCCAGTCCTGATTTCTAACGCTGTTTCTTTGTTTTCGGTCATAAGTTTTTCCTTTCAGTCAGTTACACATTAAATAAATCATCAACTTTTGGATAATTTTTTCGTACTATCTTTGCGCATTTTTTGAGTATTTTGCTTTTGGCGGCGGCATCGGCGGCATAGGCGGCGGCATAGGCGGCATAGGCGGCATAGGCGGCGGCGGCATAGGCGGTATAGGCGGCATAGGCGGCGGCCTTTACCTCTTTAATAGTTGCCTTGTTTTTCGCCCATTTTTCGGCAGTTTCAATAGCTTTTTTAGCAACCTCTTTGTTTTTACCGGCAAAAGGCAATGCCAGCCTTGCACATTCACAGGTAGTTAGAACCAATTTTTTTCTTTTATCATTTTCAGGTTCACCCGATAATTTGCCAATAAGCCACAACATCCAATCACCACGCTCACAGTCATCCCATAATTCTTGAGATGTTTTGTAATTATGAGCGTCCAATACGGCTTCTTCGCAAGCACCCAGCTTTTTGATTTTCAAAATATAACCATTAATTTTCATAATTTTCCTTTCAATATGGCCGCCGCCGCAGTGGTTGGGGGAGACCACGTGCAAGCGACGACTGCCTAAAACTTTTCAATGGAACAGGCAGGGCTATGCCTGAGATTACCCTGCTCGGCTAATTTCTAACGATGGAAGGAGCCACCGCCCAGGCGACCGAATGGACTACTCCATATTAACTTTTGAATTTCTTAACTTTTTTAACAACACTGGTCGGATAGGCGTAGGTCTGCCCGAACTGTTGAGCCTTCACTTTGCCTTTCCTTCGCAGTTCACTTAATCTGTACCGGACTGTATAAAGTTCAATTCCTGTTTGTTCTGCTATTTGCTCTGCTGTCAGCATATTAAATTCCTTATGGTTTCCTTGAGGGGTTTAGCGCTTGAGGGGTTTAGCGAAAGTCAGGTCTTTTTCTGCAAACTCTTTCAATGCTGAGTAACAATAGTCAATGAACTCTTGTCCGTTCTTAGAGTCGCAAAACCACAAGTCTGTGTAATAGTCCCTACAGAAACAACCTTCCGGCCACTCACGTTTGTATTCAGGAGAGTTCAAGTCGAAATCACAGGTGTTGTCTTTCGGGATACAAAGCAAGTCTAAGGCAACATTACAATTCCCCGGATAATCCAGCACCTCTCTTATGGCAACACTCACGTTGTCGCCTAATTCTGCTTCCATTCTACTATTGTATCCCCTATCGAGTTCAAACAAAGCTTTAACGGCATCTTCAATTCGCTCTCGGTATCCCATAATTTCCCTTTCAGTCTAAGTTTTGAAAACTGTTACCTATAATAACAGTTTACTTCGACCTGTCAAGCGGAAAACTTGAAAGTTTTTTTGCCCCCCGTGATAACTATTGATTATATAAGACGTTGCTGAGAAAAGTTTTTATCTTTTCAGTCCCCTGTTTTTGCGATAATGAAACTTCCTGAGCATTTGGTTGCGAACTTCTGTTCTGATGGCGTTGAGCATTTTCTTTTTGTCTTCGTCGCTGGCTCTGCGATAGCTGGCTCTAAGAATCTCCCTTGCGGCACGTCTGCCGTATTCTCGGCCATAGAACTTCAGAGCTGACTGGTACAGGTTTTCGCTGAGTTGTGTTTTCAAGCCCTGAACCCTCTTTGAAGAACGCTCAATGTCTGCAATTGCTGGAGCTTCGCCGACAACTTCAAGCCTGCTGATTTCGTCTATTAAGGCGGACTCGTTCGCTGTTTTGACACGGCTTCCAAATAGTAGGTTTGTCCAGAATCCCTCACCTTTGATTTCCTCACCTGTGGTTGGGCTTATCTTAACAGGTAGCGTCTGTCGCAGCCCTGGGATACCAGCTTTTGTCCGAGCCAGCAAATCAGCCCTGTCAATTTTCCTGACTACTGGGTCTGTTGCTTTTGCAAGTGTATTTACAATACTCGGAATAACCCTCGACCGGACAGAATTGATAACCCCACCCGCCGCACCTATCGCCGCTTCTCCGGCTGTTTCAGCAATCAAAACCTCTTTAATACTTGCATACAAATCCTCGAAATCTATCAGTCCGGGAACTTGCAAAATTTGTTTACCAAGACCCTGAACGTACTTAAAAACTGTATCTCCCGGACTCCTGCCATATTTTTTGGCGTACATCATACCGACGAAACCGGCTCCAAGTGCGCCAAAGAAGTCAAGCGAAATCCATTTGCCGCTGATTTTCACAGCATTATAAACGCCTTTCTTCAGCCCCATCTGTTCTCGTTGTTTCGCTGTTACCGCTTCATAGGCACTAAAAAAATCGTCCGGTGGTATCAATGCTGCTACAATCATTGAAAGAGCAAAACCCATACCACTGCGAACAAATGTCCTCATCACTTTCTGAAATTCTACTGGGTCTGGATTTATCTTGTCATTTTTCAGGTTAAGTGCCGATTTCAGTTTTGCCGCGGCAATTATAGTTCCTATTGGCGTGGACTCGATACCGAACTGGATTACATTCGCGCCAGTCTTAACAAACGGTATATTCCAGTACCCTATCTGCAAGTCGCCTGTTGCTTCGTTGAGCCAGTCTCTAAGCCCCATAGATAAATTCGAGATAAAACCTTTATTCGTCCACGTTGCGAACTCTGCGTCTGCTATTGCCTGTTGCCGGACAATGAAAGCCTCTTTGGTTACATCAGAGGATACGTCAGGTTGTATTTTTACTGATTCCTGAAATATCTCAAGAGCCTTTTGTTTTGCGGCTTCGCCTTTCAACCCCATTTTGCGGGCTATTTTTGTCGCGGCGATATTCGTCGAATCCGCCGCCGCCGCCGCCGCCGAGACAGTATCTGAATAGCCAAGCAGATATTTGAAAACGACTTTTGAAATCCCCCTGCCTGTCTTGCGGATAATACCCGGCCCCTCAGAATGGATGATATGCTCTCCGAGCCGAATATCTTCTGCGTAAGCCCTGCTGATGTCGTATCCTGTGTCTGTAAAGATTCCGACAGCCATTTTGAAGTATTCTCTGGCAAACTCCGAATTTGAGCCTAAGTATTGATTGCTTGTTATTCGGCGTTCTAAAGCCTGCATAGTTCCCTGCACGATATTAGAAATAGTGTTCACCGTTGCAGGAGGAACATTCAAGAGCATATTGCCCCTGCCGATAGTTCCTGTTGCGACTTTCAGGTTGTGTGTTGGGTCAAGTCCGTTTATGAATTTGTCCATATCTGTCATAGCCGCGTAGTATTCACTCAGGGCTGGTTTGACTTTTTTGAAATACTCTTTTGTCGGCAATCCTGTTTCTGCCTGTGCGGAAATTGCGTCGAGTTTTAGCCTCTCGATTTTCTTTGCTTTCTTACTGATGGACTCAACTTCCTCGGCTGTAACAGCAACACCCAATCTGTGTGAAATTAGGTCTGTAAAAGCCGCCGTTTGCGACTCTGGATTCAAAAGGTCTGCGTCCTCTAAATGTGCTATTTTGTCGAGAATGTTTTTGGTTTTAACAGTCTTCGCTTCTTGTTTCGTGGTTATTTCCTTGAAGAATTTTGTCAGAGCCATTTTACTTTTTGAAGCTGCTGCTGCCTCGAACTTCGTATTCGTCCACTTCGCAAGCTCTGGGGCAAGATACTTACTCCATTCAGCTTGTCTCGCTTCAGACGAAGCCATATTGTACAAACCCTCTATTGACAGCTTGCCACTTACAAGAGCTTCTTTTATCTTTGCGACCGTTGGGGCTGGAATACATAGTGCCATATCAGATTCCTAACATTTAAGACTCTCAATGAACGCCTGAGCGTTTGCGATATTCATTTTCACAGCTTCCGTTCTCTCTTTCGCTTTCGCCACCCCAGCTTTAATTCGCTCTGCAACCTTTTTCGTACCAGAGCCTTTTTTAACACTAACACCGAGTTTCCTGCCAACAGATTCCATCTTCTTAGATACAGCACGTTTGACATACTCTACTGGCGAACCAGTGAAGCCTCTGTTGACTACGATTTCCTGTCCCATTCTGGTATTCTCTGTGATAATCCAGTTGGCTATTTTGGAGTATTCTTCCCAGTTGCTTTCACTTTCCATCTGCTCTGCATAGGCCAGCCTGACAGCATTGTTCAGAAGATTGTCAGCTTTGTCGCTACTGTAAGCTATTCGCCTTGCTTCAGCAATGTCAGTCGAAACAAGGTTTTGTGCTTTTCTAACTTCTTCCTCAACGGTAATCGGATCATAATTCAAATTTTGCTGAACGCCGTGTTCCGCCAAAGTATCGGCCAATTTCTGTGCTATAACACTTTTCGTCTTGACTTTGCGCGGCGCCGCCTTTTTTGGCTCAATGGGCTTGGCCGCTACTTTTGGCTCTGTAACGACTGCCGGTTTTTCTATCGGCGCTTTCTGTACTTCCGCCCAGACTTTCTCTAAATGCGGCCTGATTCTCTCGCCCAGAGACTTTACCATCTTTGCTGTCCATTCGGCTTTCAGCTTCGCCTGACTGATTCCTGCTCTGGTCAGGGCTTCTGCGTGATATGCTCCTATTCTCGCCAGCTTCGCAAACAGTACAGGGTCAACTCCAAATGACAGTGTACTTTTGTTGCGGAGTGCTTTTTGGTCTTTTTTGGCTGTCTCTGTTGAGACGCCTTTGTTCTTTGCGCCGTAGGTTGGCGTGATTACTTTGAATTTCTTTGGCACTTTTGGTATCCGCGTCGTTTTCGGCAATGCCTTAACATTCTTGCGTACAAACTGTAAAGCCTCTTTGGTGTTGTAAACATTTATTCCACCGTCAATTTCAAAGTGCAACTTCTCAATGGCTTTTCTGTCCGCTACTTCTGTTGCTCTTGCCAGTGCTTTCGTTGGTGCTTTCGCTATCGCCGCGTCAAGTTCAGCCAGAATCTCGTCTTTCCTCGGCAGTATTTCTACTTTGTGGGTTTGGACTATTTCTTCTATTTCAGCCTGTGGCGTTACTTTTGCTTTAACAGCCTTCCTGCCTATCTTGGGGGCGACTGTGGGTTCAACAAGTCCTCGTTCAATACGCAGGGCTTTATTACTGGCCTTTTTGACAGCTAAATCAAGAGCGTTTTGCTTGGACTTGACAGTATTTTCTTCTGCTGCTTTTACGGCAACTTCATATTCTCTTAGTGCCGCTTCATATTCAGGAGAAGTTGGCTTCTTTTCCTCTGCAACAGCCTCTTTTGCTTTCGGTGGTATCTTCTTACCCTTTATCTTCTGTTTGACCACTGGTGGGACTTCTACACGCTTCTCTGCGGCCTCAAGTGCTTCAAGTTCAGCAGCAACGTCAGCTTCTACGCCAGCTATGTCCTCTGGTACTGTTTCCTGCTCCTGTGCGGCTGGTGGCGCAACTATCTCCGGTTCTGCGACCGTCGGCACTACTTCTTCTACGGGAGCTTCCTGAACAGTCTGGTCTTCGTCAAACTTCGCCTGTCTTTCGGCAGCAGTTGTTTTTCTTGTAATCCCGAACTTCTCCCTGAAATCCTTGCGACTGTAAGTGGTCTTTTTGCTTTTTAGATAATCAACAATCGCAGATGGCATATTTACCGCTGTTGCCGCACCAGCGGGTACGCTAAAAGCTCCCAGTTCAACTACGGTCTGTTCCGAAGACGGAATTACATCATCCCACCCACCCAAACCTGTAACAGCACGCAGGAAGTCGCCGAAACGTTCTTCCATATATTCTTCAATAGTGCCGTGATAACCGACTTTTTCAAGTTTTTTAATGCCTGTCGATATTCTTTTAACGAGTCCTGCTTCCGGTATGGCTCGGAGCAATTTACCTACCGCAGAGCCTTTTGGTACAAATTTCGTTAATTGCTTGCCAATTTTGCCGGCATATTCCCCCATAGCACCGCCTGAAACTTCGGATAAGTTCTCGATGTAAGTATCGCCAAAACCCTTAAATACTAACTTTGCTATTGAGTCCTGATTACCAAAAAGTCTTTCCTGTGCGGCGTAACCGGCAGCCTTGTGTGGCATTAGGGCTGTTCTGGCAACAGTTCCGCCAGCCGCCGCAGCCCCTTTTACGCCAGCCCGAACAACACCTTTTTTGAGTAACTCTTTGCCAACCAGTTTTATTCCAGCCTTGCGAATAGGTGCAGCCGCGGCTCTATATGCTGGCCCTGTCAATAAGAATTCGAGACCGTATTTTGGTATCTGTGAAACAACGTCATAAATCTTTGCGGGTATTGTTTTACCTCGTTGGGCTTCCTCCTGCATATAAGCCATAAACTCGTCAAACATCGCTTGTTCTTGCCTCGATGCTTTGCCCTCTTTGATTTTGTCGCCAATAATAGCGTAATTGATTAACTCTGCTTCCTGTAAACCCGGAACTACTGTAATATCCATACCGGCTCGACCTGGAACATCTCCTTTGCGTAAAATGTTTTCAAGAAAACCTATTTTTCCTTCTTCAGCAGGAGTTTCATTAAGAGCCTTTTGGCCTCTAAGGAACGCTTTCCACGATTCAGAGTCAGTAGATTCAGGCTCCATAACAGGTGCTTCCTGTGGCGGCGGTTCTCCGTATGCCAGTTCCGGCGGTATCCACGCAGTTTCAGGAGATTCTATCTTGAAAGACTGCATAGTCGCTATTGGGGACTGTTTATCCAAGTAGGCATCAGGATTGAAAGCAGACTGCTGTTCCTCTAAGTATTTATCAGGGTTGAACGCCATACCGTTATTTCCCTACCAACAACTGCATTATCTTTATTGCTCGCGGGTCATCTGGATTCTGTTCAGCCCATTCCAACGCCTGTTGATCCTCACTTTTGTAATCGCCGAAGAGCTTGTCGGCAAGTATAGTTGCTTCCTCAAAAGACTTAGCCTCATCTAACAGCTTTATTACAAGTTTCGATTTCTCAATAACCTTTTTTGCTTCAACATCGGCTTTATCAGTGGCGGCTTTTGCTTCCGCCTCGGCCTTTTCATTAGCCATTTCAGCGTAAGGGTCAAGTTCGATTTTGCCAGTTTTCTGATTGATATAAGAATATGAGCCATCATCATTAGTCATTTTATACTTTTCAAATTCTGCAACAGGATTCGGTGTGGGTTCGTTTACCATCGAAGGCAAAATGCTATTATCTACCATCCATAGTTGTTTTTCGAGATTTTCGCCCTGTTCAGCTGTTAATTCTTGTTCGGCCACTCGTAGTCTGACTCCCGATATAGCCCTCTGAAGTTGTTCCTTTTTTCTTTTATCTTCTTCAGAGTACCGCCACTTAAAATCTTCTCGTTTACGTTCCTGTTCCGCTTTTGCTTCTGCAAGTTTTCGGGTCGGTTCGTCTTCCAGCCAATCCCTTTTGTCTCTATATGCTTCTGCTTCAGTTGCTTGTTCTTTCTCGAGATTTATATTCTCAAATTCCTGTTGTGCAATCCTCCTTGCAGTTTCAGCATCGCCTCTTTCCAAAGCCTGATTATACCTGTCTTGAATGATTTGACGGCCAATCTGGTCTCGTTGAATACGGCGACTAAGTTCTTCCTCGGCTCGCCTATCCTGTGCCTGTTGAAGTTTTAACTGTTCCCGTCGCCTTACACCTTCAACTCGACCGGCTTTTTGTGCAAGCGTACTTAACGCACCGACAGGAGTATAGTCTATTTTAATTGGCATTTTCTTTACCTCATAACCGCTTTATCACTAATTATATTTCGACTCATACGCAACTTTTCTTTTCGTAAAAGCCGCCGCTTCTGTAGCCGCCCTTATTGCGTCTCTCTGTTTTTTGGCCGCTAACGATTTTTCCTGTATCGCCGCACCCTGCCGTGCCGTCCAAGATTGCACCGGATTGACATACGCAGATGTAACCGCTGTATTATAACCGGTACTGAACTGAGGTGTTGCTGGTACAGGTGTTGCTTTATTAGCACCATACGAATACGAAGAACCGCCGACATCACCGACACTTGCCGCTTGTAACATATTGGCATATAGCGAAGGGTCTGGTGCTGCCTCAGTCTTTCTTTCCATAAAGTCAACAGTTTGTCCGACAGCACCAGCATATTTCGATGTCTGTAAATCGGCCAGACTCAATCTTGCCCTGCTCCCAACATCCTGTTCCCACGCCTTTGGTAATGCTGACATTATCGTAGTATTTGCCAGTCCAGACCGAACAAGACTCTGTGTACCGGCGGCAACGTCTTTCCTTTTTTGTGCCTCAATATCAGCAAGTTGGCCTGTTCCGAAACCGCCGCCCAGAGCATACAAACTTTCCAGTCCGGTCAACTTACCCAGTCCAGCTTGATAACGAGCTTCATTGGCCGCATTTGCTTCTTCGTAAGCCGTCTTATAGTCCTGTATAGCTTGGTCGCTTGAAAGATTGGTGAACTTACCGTATGAAAAACCGGGCTGACCGGGTTCACCCGATGAAGCGCCAACTATCTGGTTCCACCGTTTCTTTTCGTCAATAGTCAGAGCGTCAGGGTTCTGTACAGTTTTCAAAAATTCCTGCCATTTGCTTGCACTTGCCATTTTAGGCTCCTATTCTTTTAATGCTATCACGCTATTAATATAATCCTGCGTAGCTTTCCTTGCAAAAGCAAAAACGCCACTTCTGTCGTCATTTATTAAGCTGCTTAGTTCTGCCACTTCTTCTTTGCTCATATCACAGGGCAGACCTTTATTGATAGTCCTTGCTGTTTCTATAAGGTCTAAGGTCTTTGCATTTCTGTATAAAAGATTTGCGATAACCTTGTGAAAATTACCGTCCGGTAAGGCGTTACCATCAATGTCTTTTAATTCGATTTTGGTAAAGTCCAGTTTCATTTTTACTTCCTTTCTAAATAAGTTTATTTTACAAGTTCAGTTCTACTGCCGACCGTATCTTCTTCGAGGTGCATACCAACTTGAGATATGAACACGCTATCGGCATATTCCGTTCCTCCAGTTGCAGCTATTCTTTTAACCGTACACTTTATATGCACACCGACAAGATAATTGGTCAAAGTTAAATCGCCCATATCAAGATAAAAATTTGTCAAAGCACTTGTGCCTGTTGGTATTGTCAGTTCAGCCGTAACACTTGTTTCTTGCCACACCTCATCAACATCTGCATAAGCAATGTAGATAGTGAACTTTGCATATTGATTAGTATCTCCATTTGGTGCGGTATTTTGCGCTGTTTTATTCGTAACGTGTAGATGAACATTTGCAGCCGTTCCTTCTTTCCAGCTATGCGGTACTTCATTTGCCATAAGATAAGCATATTCATCTACGTCAAATGCGTATTCATAAGTATTAGTAGTAAATGCTTCCCAGCTTGGAAAGTTGGCTGCTGGAACTTTTGAAGACGAAACTTGAAACTGAAGGTCATTCCATACCGTTGCATCGCCTACAAAAGACAAATCGCCTGTTGCCGATATTCTTGTATCGTTTGTGCCATCGCCAATGTTAAGCGATGTTCCAGGTCTTATAATTCCATTTGTGCCGTCGCTATAAATTTGTAAATCTGCGTTTGTTGTTCCAAATAATAATTTATTATTATTATTAAATTGCAAATCTCCACCAATTTGTAATTCTCCAACTCCTGTTCTTGTAAGTGTAACATCTCTTGCTCCCGTTCCAGCTCCCCAAGACATTGAACCTGTTGTACTAATTGTAAATCTTCTCCATGTATCATTATTAACACTTCCCCCAAAAACTGTGTTATCTGTTCCTGGTCCAACTAAATGAAAAAACTCATGGTCATTATTCTTCAAAAATCCGCTTCTATAGCTTCCATAACCGCCAATTCCAAATCTTTTATCAGATAATGAAAGGACATTATGGATTCCCGCCGCAACAGTTCCTGCTGTTTTCAAATCGATAGCCTCATCATCAGCTATTGCTATTACGCTATCAACATTTGCATCTCCTGTTGTAGTTAAATTTCCAGCAGTAAAATCATAATTTCCAGTAGAAGTATCTCCTGTATTAAGCATATAATCGGAATGAGCTTGTGAATTATCTACAGAATGGTCATAAGCTAAATCCCAGTGTGCCGAATTATCTGTAACAGACGAAAGTTCGCCTGTTGAGGTTTCTATTTTCACAAGTCCCGTGGAAAGAGCTTTGTTAAGATGTGTTATGAGTGTTTGGTCAATCGCTACTGTTTTTATCTCTCCGCCGGTCAAAACAATAGGAGATGTTCCGAGAACATTCTGTACCGCACCGCCAGAGTTTTTTCGGACAAACGCTGTGGCGTGAAAACCGTCCAAAGTATCTGCGTCAACAACGTCTGTAACAGCACTTGCCGCCACAAGCTCATTAACCGCAGCGGCCAATTTTTGTATCGTCTGTCGTGTTCTGACGAAATCGTTCTCTTTTATGTTGCCATCTATCATCGCCTTAAAAAGCCTCCGGGCAATATGTCTATTCCAACCTGTTCAATAGCAAAAGTCTTTTCGGATACCTTGTTTCCGAATTTAATAGCCATTACCGCACCTCTCGCCCGTATTCGCACATTCGACTGTCTGCCGCCTGAACTAAACGTACCAGAAAACAGTCCTGCGTTTGCAAGGTCATCTACTAACTGTTCGGACGAATCATTAACGTAAATAGCCCACGTCATATTCGTAGTATCTGAACCGAGAGATACATACAAATTATTCAAGATACCCTCAATATCTCCCTTACTCATTACCAGTGAACCATACGTTACATAACTGTTAATAGCGACATTCTCATCCGTACCTGCCTCGTCAGAGTTGCTGTCTGGGTCGAAGAATCTCAAATAACCATCTCCGCACGCCTGTACCAGTTTAGTATAACCAGCATCACTGGACTCATAAAATACCTGTGCAGCTATGCCCGTAACCACCGCTTCTGGGAACAGGCCATTAGTTCTTAAATCAAACCAGTAATTTTGAGAGGTATTGTCCGACAGTTTCAAAATAGATATTTCAAAACCGCTTTCGTTTCGGTCAAAGCCCATAGAAATTCTATGTGTTTCCCTGCGTATTCCCTGCATTAAGTTCGGAACTCTGACATCAGATAGCGGCTCTGGTACGAAACCACCCCTCGCTATCTTGTACAGGCCGGACATTCCCATAAAATATAAATTACCGTTACCATCAAAACAATATGAAGTTGCGCCGAATATGCCATCGCTTTTATACAAGCTGTCTATTGAACCGCCAGCGGCAGGGTCGCCCCTGAATATAGTAATGGAATGTAATCCACCATCTATCATATAGTCATCATTGAAGGGAATAAATGCTGTTGGAATATCTCCTATCGCACCGGCAACGCCTGTCTGGAGAGCAACCGCAGACAGTTGCGTATTGACACTGTACAGGAAACTGTGTGGGTCGTTCTGTTCCGAGAGATATTTTGCATAAGCGTTTCGAGTATCATTCATTACGATTCGACCGTTATACAGGCCAAGTACGTTTGAATACTCTGGCATTGCACCTGAAGACACTTCTCCACCTGTCGTGGGGTCTATGGTAGTCGGATAGACTTCCCAGTCGTACCAGTGTGGAGCGGCTGTTACCGCCGACGGTACCGAAGATGTCATACTTCCGCCTGATACAGCGTTTGTAGTATTAAAAGTTCCACCCACGACTGTCCCGTAAATTGCTGTCGTTGTGCAGAAATCAACTACCATCTGCGCACCTGTAACCGCTTGTCCTATCAAAGCTCCTTTTGACGGCACGGCCACCATAGCTGTAACAGTCAATTTTGTACTGACGAAATCGAGTATCTTCTTAGATGTGCCATCAGCTATAAAAACCTTACCCCAAGCCGCAACAGCGGCGATTATACCACCGCTAACTAAGTCGCCATTGGCAGCTACAAGTTCAGTCATCGTGCCGGGCGTACTTTCGTACCATACTTCGCCATTACCTATCGCAACCAGTTTTGTTTCATACGGCGTACCGGTGTCAGCTTCTTCGTCTTCTGCTAAAAAAGTCGGATATGTGGTATCAACTGCCGTAGTCCAGATTAGAGTAAAATTCCAGTCTGTGAAAGTGGTCGCTACTTTCATACTTGCGTCTGCAACCAACAGCCCCTTATCCTCATCTTCTTGAGTGGACAGTGAAGAATAAAAACAGTTATTTACAACGCCGCCATTGTAGCCACAGAAGCCGCCAACATTCGTATCGCCTGTAACTACTCCAACCGAATAACAGTTAATCACGGTATCGTTATATCCTACCAATCCGCCAACAACAAATGTGCCAGTAACCGCAGCAGTTGAATAACAGTTCCCTATCGTTGATTCGTTGTCTCCAACCAGTCCGCCAACATAATTCGTACCGACAACTTCGCCGGTAACATAACATCTTGAAATTGAACCCTCACTGTATCCGGCCAGACCGCCGACATTTTCATAACCCGTAATATCCACAGTGGTAAGGAAAAGATTCGTAACGAAACCAGTTGCTCCGATAGCCCCAAAAAGCCCTACCCAGTCCTCATCTGAACGGTTTATTTTAAGCAGTGAAATAGCGAAGTCTGCACCATTAAAAAACCCCGTAAATGCTTCGCCAAAACCGCCTATTGGCTGAAAACCGTAACCTTCTTCGAGTTCGTGTGAATCCGAAGCGTCAATGTCATTGCCGAGTATCCAAGCCGCAGACAGACCGTCATCACAGATACCAACCTCACGCAACTGCTCAAAGGTCGTTATTACATAAGGGTCTTCGTCTGTTCCAGCACCATTGCCGCTATATTCACTCATTATATACCCACTCCCGGCCGAAATTTAGGATAGTCCAAAATTTCTTTGATTCGCCATATATTCATAAAATCCCATACTCCAACATACTGAAAGCCATTTGTTATTGTATCTCCGCCGATAACCACATCCACTTTTCCGCCTGAATTGGCTGGGGTTGTACAGGTTATTTTAGTATTACTGACCACCACAAAGTCTGTTGCGGCCACGCCATCGAAAGTCGCTTCTGTTTCCCCTGTAAAGCCTACACCTGTAATAACTACATCTGTTCCGCCTAAATAAGTACCAATAATGGGCGTTACATAAAAACTGCCGTAGGTGTACCCGTTGATTATCGTATAACTGCCGACGACAACATCAACTCCACCTGCCGCGTGTGCCGGTGTAACGCAGGTGATAGTGGTATCACTGACTACAACGACGCTCGTCGCCGATTCCCCGCCAAAGGTTACTTCTGTTACGTCAGTAAAATCTTCTCCTGTAATGGTTACGGCTGTGCCGCCGTCCGCAGTACCAACAGCAGGGTCAACAGCATATAACCCATCTCGTAGTAAGGGATATGTTGTATCCTCGGTTATGAACCAATCCTTTGCGAAGTCCCAGTCCGTAAAAGTTGCCAGTTTTTTCATATTGGCATCGGTGGTCTTTGTAGCGTAACCCCTATCGTAATCTGCCGTAGTAAGTTCGTTATAAAAAGAATCTAAACAATAAGAAGTAATTAAAACGCCATCTTTCCAGTAATTCGTTTCGTTTTGATAATAGAAGCCATACTTTTTAGCCTCCGGGCGTTCTGGCATCAGTAGTGAAAGTACGCCATTGGTATAACAGTTTTTTACAGTCCGAGGATAACTGCTCCCGTAATTATTTTTTACTGCACTGGAAATGAAACCGGCTGCTATTACACCGCCAGTTATGCTTCCCCAAACATAACAATTCGTTATTTTACCACCAAAATAATGACCTATGAACCCACCAGGTATGCCACCCTCTGAAAGTGTTCCATCGTAATAGCAATGATGAGTTTCACCCTGATATTGTGCTCCTGAAAAACCGCCAACACTATGCCCGACTGCTGTAATGGTCGCTGTGCTATAACACCATCCTATATTTCCATTACCAACCCCAACGAAGCCGCCAGTATCATAAGTTCCTGTAACAGCCCCAGAAGTATTGCAATTTCTTATCGTCCCCAAATTCCAACCGCACAAAGAACCTACGATACGATAACCTGTTATGTCCACATCGGTTAGGCTGAGGTTTTTTATCGTCCCATAATTCCAACCAAACAAACCTTGAGCGTGGAGGGGATTATTCCACTCAGAAAAGGCAGGGCGATAAGTGAATAGATTACTAATGGTTTTACTATTGCCGTTAAAATTACCTCGGAAGTTGGTTACAGGAGTCCAGCCAGCACCACTGTCCAATGCAGAGGAATCGGTAGCGTCAATATCATCCGTAACCTGCCAATACAGACCGGAACTGCTACGATTATCGGCGGTCATCCACTCCAGCAAGTCCGCCCAACTCGAAATCAAGTAAGGACTTGCTTTCGTTCCACTACCACCACTTCCTACGTAAGAAGCCATACTAAAAGACCTTTAATTATCTAAGTGTAAGTTACCTTTTTCTTCATAGCCGCTGTTAAATGCGGCGAACCTCTATCATCATCGGTTTTACCCGATGTCGTCTGGTCGTAATGACAGGAGATGATATTGCCCGTATTAGTGCCACAAAAGCCGCCCTGCCCAGTTACAGCACCATTGGAATAGCAGGTTACAACATCACCTTGATTATCTCCAATGAAGCCGCCTGTATCAGACGACCCTACAACCGCACCTGTCTTTGCATAACAGTCGGTAACTGTTCCACCATTTTGCCCGATAAACCCGCCTGCTTTTGCAGCACCAGCAATAGTACCCCGACTGTAACACGCTCTTAAATCGCCACTATTCATTCCAATAAGACCACCAGTGTAACTTCCCGTTCCAGTAACAGTGTTGCCACCAGAGTAACACTTACTAATCGTGCCGATATTGGCTCCAAATAAACCACCGACATAATTAACGCCTGAAACATCGCCTGTCGCACGGCAGCCAGTAATATCGCCTGTATTATTGCCGATAAGACCACCAACGCAGTCTATTCCTGTTACTTCTGCATTTGAAGACGAATAAGACGATTGAACAGTGCCGTGATTAACTCCTATCAGACCACCTGTAAT